TATTGGTGCAGGTGGAAACAAGGCAACTATTGATTTGGTTCGTCAGGGTGTAGTAAATGCTCAGGATATATTCCTTATTAATAGTACATTAAGAGATATTCCTGAAGAATATCGTCAGATGGCTATTGAACTTGAAGGTTCTAATGGCTGTGCCAAAGAGCGTAAGATTGCAGCAAAAATGGTACAGAATAGTATTGATAATGGAGAACTTAAAAATCTTGATACTGTACTTAAGAAGGAGAATGCATTTGTTCTGATTGTAACATCCGCTGAGGGTGGTACTGGTTCTGGTGGATCTTCTGCTTTAGCTAGATACATTTCTGAAGAACTTGGTTTAAGAGTACATGTATGTATTCTTTGTGGGTTTGAGGATGATGCTCGTGGTTTAAAGAATACTATTGATCTCTTTAGAGAACTCAATGAAGATAATAAGATTATTATTGATACTATCTCAAATAAGAAGTTCTTAAGAGAATGTAACAATAATAAGCGTAAGGCTGAGAAAGCTGCAAACAATGAGTTTGTAAATCGTGTTCGTATTCTTCTTGGGCAAAAACTTGTTGATTGTGAGGATAACATCGATGATATGGACTTGCTCAAGGTTACGACTACTCCAGGTTATATGGATATTGTTCACGGTGAGTTTGATAAGGTTAAGAATGTAGAAGAATTCAATGCTGAAGTTAAGCGGCTTATTGATGCTTCTAAATCTTATGAAACAGATCCAAGTTGCATCCGTATTGCAGTAATCATTAATAGAAGCGAAAAGATTGCTGATAATATTGGAGATGCATTTGATATTATTGGAAATGTATATGGTGAAGCTGTTGAAAAATTCACCCATACACAGAGCATTGATGGTGAACCAAACTATATTGATATTATTATTTCTGGAATGAAGATGCCTCTTGATATCATGACTGAAATCTATGAGGACTTTAAGGAGAGACTTGGTAAGGTAGATAATTCTACTGATAATTTTGTAGATGCTTTGAGTAGTCTTGATACTTCTCTTGATGCATTTGACATGGAATTTTCCAGAAAGGGAAAATCTAATTTCCAGAATACTAAGAAAATGGATAACTTCTGATAATCATGGTAACAAATATAGAAGAGCTGGTTCTAGCTCTTCTATATTTTTTTTTATAAGGAGAAAATACTATGAATAATGAAATAAATGAATACTTAGATGCAGTCAAAGAAGGCATTAATAGTGAGGAAGATAACAGAGTACCCGTTCATTTAGAAAGGGGGAAATTAATTATGTACTCATCTGAAGAACTTTTAGAATTGCTTCATAATATTGATTCTATGACTGAAGAGAATGCATATACTTTATTATCTAAAGAGTATCCTATTATCTTTGAACAAATCTTCCGTGTTAAAGATAGAAGCTTTAATTTTCTTTTAGAATCTCAAAAGTTTCTTACTATCATGACACAGGTAGTTATCATGCATCCTGTTAAGTATGATGATTTAATTCATCTTAATGCATTTATTTATAATTATCTTGTATATAAAGACGAAACTAAAGAGAATGAATATCTTAGACACCTTTTGTTTATATTTGGAGAAGCATTGAATAAGAGACCTGTAAGATATCTTCTTGGATGTGATTTAGATAATAGATTGGCTATATTCTTAGCCATTTCTCTACGTTCCTCATTCAATCAGATGGAGAATATAAGACGATTTAATTTCTCACTTGCTACTGCAGTTCCACATATAATTACTGTAAAGAAAGCTATGGATATATATGAAGCTATGTTTGATAAGGTAACAGATTTGATTGTTGGAACTTTATTCGATACATCTATATCCTCAAATTATGATAGTGGATGGGTTACACCTGAAATTAAACAAGCAGATTCAAATATAACTACTGCAATACTTATTATATTAGAATCTATGGTTCCATATGAGATTAGTAAAGTATTATATTCTATTGCAAATGAGTTTAAATGGAAGGGTTGTAAACAAGGCTTATGTAAGATTAGCTTTGATAATCTGAATAGAAATAAATATGTAAAGACTTGTATTTTAATAGACCAGCTTAAAGGAGAAGGAGTTATCTTCCCTTAAGATTTTATACTATTAAAGACATCTAATTGTATAATAGTATAAATGAGAGAGGAGAAAAACAATGAGTGAAAGTCTATTAATTGATGAGTATAAGGCATTACTAACTAAGAAGGGTGTTAAGGAAGCTACTGGAGATATTTTATATCCTACTGGCTTCCTTAACTTTGATTTTTTAAATGGCTATATTGCTGATGGTATGATGCCAGATGGAAGGAAATATAAGTATTATAATATTGGAATTAGTGATGGTTCTATTAATATGGTAATTTCTCGTTCTGGTGGTGGTAAGACTACATTATGTGCACAGATGGCTGCAAATATTATACGTCCATTTCCACAATCTTTTATTATTGAAGAGAATGTAGAAGCAGGTCTTGATTATACTAGACGTATTGCCTTATCTGGATTCTCTAAAGAAGAAATTCAAAATAGATATGTAATTCATAATGAAGGTATCTCTATTGAAGTATTCTTCAATAATATAAAGACTCATATTGATGAGAAGGTTAAGAATAAAGATAAATGGATATATGATACTGGTCATTTTGATATCTATGGTAATCCAATTTATAAATATATGCCTACAGTTGTAATATTGGATTCTCTTGCAATGATTTCTAGTACTTCAATATTAGAAGATGATGAAGTTGCTGGTAATATGAGTGGTGGAGCTGAAGCTAAGAAGATTGCACAATCTATTAGAGCTATATTGCCACATTGTAAGAAAGCTAATGTAATTATCTTTATGATTAATCATATCAATGCAGATATTCAGATTAATCCATATCAGCAGAAGAAAGCTCAGAATATCTATCTCAAACCAGGTGAAACTGTTCCTAAGGGAAATATGCCTATGTATGCTTCCACAAATGTAATTCGAATTGATGATAAGAAAATTAAAGAGAATGAAGCATTTGGATTTAATGGTACATTAAATTCTCTAACTCTGTTAAAGAGTAGAACTGCACCTCCTAACACAAGTACTTCTCTTGTATTTGATCCTACAGCAGATGGATTTGATCCTACATTATCTCTTTACATAATGCTTAAAGAAGATGGAATGATTAATGGTGCTGGAGTAGGTTGCTACTTTGGTGATCATAATGATTGTAAGTTCTCTCAGAAGAATTTTAAAGAGAAATTTGAGCAAAATCCAGAGCTTAGACAATACTTCAAAGAAGCTTGCGAACTGAATTTAACTAGGAAGATAAATCGTGTAACTAATAAATCTAAAGCTGAAGAAGAAACTATAGGCAGCCTTATGAATAATCTACTTGAAGCACGAATCACAGAATAAAATACTTTGAGGAAGGGCCCAGTCCCTTCCTCTTAATATTTTTTCTAAATATATACTATATATATGAGTAGTGTAAAAGCTATATAAAAAATGAAGGGGTGTAGGAAATTTGAACAGTTACAATCTTGAGAAAGATATACAAGAAGTACAACAAACATTAGAGTCTCAGGATGTTACATTAGGAAAAGGCTTAACACAACCATTCAGAGCAACAAACTCTGGTTCAAGAGCAGTCATGCAGGCTACTCAGTCAGAGCAGGTGTTGTCTTTGATTAATATGGAAGCCCCTATTGTATCTACTGGGTTTGAAAATCGTTATATGCAAAATAGTTCTAACTACATAGTTGCTGATTCTAATTATGTAGTTATAGATAAGATCTATAAATATCCATTTGATAAAAATAGTATGCATAAATATCTCGTTATACTATTAGATACAGAAAGAAACTATCTTACTTGTATTGAACGAGTAGGGTTTGAGTATATTACTGAATCATATGGATATAAAATTGGAACATCTTATTTAGATGAACCAATCATTGGGGATATTATTCCTGCTGGAAGTATTCTTAAATCAGGTGCTTCCACAAATAAATATGGAAACTGGCAAGGTGGAGTAAACCTTAAGACAATGTATTGTGCTTATGGTCCTACTACTGAAGATCCAGTGGTTATATCTGAAAGTGTTGCAAAGAATAAGTTAGCATCTCCATTGTTCGATGAAGTTACTATCATGATTAATGATAATGATATTTTGCTAAATCTGTATGGGTCTTTAGAAAATATCAATGATTATAAGACTTTCCCAGATATTGGAGAAGAAGTACAGAATGGTATTCTTTGTGCTCTTAGAAGAGAAAAGAAAACAGAAGAAGCTTTGTTTACTCAAAGATGGGATATGTTGAAAGAAATTATGATCTCTGATGAGAAGTATCCTATCAATAGTGGAACTGTTATAGATATATCTGTATATTGTAATAATCCAGAAGCATTGAGAGCATCTATTTATAATCAGCAGATTCTTAAGTATTATAATGCTCAGAAAGAATATGCTAGAAAAGTAGTAGATAGTGTATCTGTATTATCTTCTAAAGGAATTACAATGTCTAATGAACTTAAGAAAGTTTTGATGGAATGTGAAAAGATCTGTAATGACGCACAATACATCAATGATAATAAGATATATAATGGTATCATTATGAAGATTAATCTTATGCGAGTTTCTGAGATGCAGGAAGGAGATAAGATTACTGATAGATATGGTGGTAAAGGTGTAGTATCTAAGATATTACCAGATGAACTTATGCCACATGTACAGAATTCTCAGGGTGTATGGGAACCTGTAGATATTATATATAATAAGTGTACTTGTGTAAATAGATTGAATCCAGGACAGTTGTTTGAGTGTTCTATAACAGCATATGGTGAAGGTTTGATAGAATATATCTATAAGCATTTGCCATTGGATAATATGGAGAATATCAATAAAGCATGTGGATTAATCTATAAGTATATTAATATAATCTCACCTGTAGAGGCTGAGCATTTTATTAATAACTATAATAGTATGCTTGACGAAGATAAAGGTATATTCATTAGATCTTATATAGATGATGGATGTATCTATATTGTAACTAAACCTATTACTGAAAGTATTGATTTGAGTACTCTTAAGAAATTAAAAGATGAATTTCCATTTATTCAGGTACAGAAACCTGCATTGATTCCTATGAAGGATTCAAATGGTAATCTTCGTAGAGTTATTACAAATAATAAACATATTACAATTGGTAAGAAGTTCATCTTTAGATTAAAGCAGATAGCTGAAGAGAAGTTCTCTGTAGTATCTCTTGGTGCTACAAACATCAGAGGAGAGAATACTAAGAGTAAAGCAGCTAAACATCATAAGAGCAGATTCTCCAATACTCAGGTACGATTTGGAGAGATGGAGTTCTCAGATTTGATGCATATGCTTGATGTAATCATGGTAGATTCTCAGTTAATGAGAATATCTTCATCTCCAATTGGTAGAGCTCAGCATGCAGATTTGCTTAAAGGAAATCCATTTGTGGTTGATATTAAGCTCAATTCTGATGCTAAATCTAGACCAGTTGAGATAGTAAATGCATATCTAAAGACTATTGGATTGAAACTTATAATAGAAAAGGTTAAGAAGAATAACAATATATTTAAGCATATTGGATATTATAAGTTCCAGCCATTAAGAAATAGAGGATTCTTCAAGTCTGTATTTCCAATTACATTGGAACAGGCTGAAAAGATTGTGGATGCATATCTGAAATATAATGGATTGCCTAGAGAAGGTATTCGTCATATGGATCCAGAATCTGTAAGAATTAGGAATACTAGATATATAGTAGAAGCTATTAAGATTTCTGAGATTGCTCATGAGAAGTATGGTATTAATAGTGCTGAAGAGCTTATTGAGAGAATTGAAGAGATTAAGAGACCATTACCTAAAGCATTCCTTAAGGTAGGTATGCAGAAGGTTGGAGGATTTAAACCACCTGAAGAAGAAAAGAAATAAAACTATTCCCAGGTACCAAAAGGTACCTGGGATATCTTTTAAGGAGGAAATAAAATGTATGAATTAGCAAAGAATGCTATACATGAAGCAAAGTCTGGTAATCTAAATTGGATTACTCCAGAGTTTACTAAGTGGATGAATGATACAACTCTATCTATATTAGAATCAAATAATCCAGATTCTGAGATGATGGAGAATGCTTATGCTATATTACTACTTAGCAATATATTATATAATAATACTACTATGGAAATACTTCCATTAGAAGATAGTGTATATGATATGTTAGTAGTAAAGTACAATAATCTTACTGATGGTCAGTCTCCAGTAGGAGCTCCACCAGTTATATTTGATGGAGAATCTCCTAAATTTGTACAAGAAATATCTACAAACAAAGAACTTCCTAAAGTATTTCATCATTATAAAGATAAAGATGAATATGATTTGTTCTATGAAGATATCATGGCTCCAAATACTCCTATGCAAGGATGGTTTGGAGGAGATGATGATATTCTTATAGCTAAGAAGAAGCAAGATATTGGTCATAAATATCCAGAGCTTGCAGGCACATTAGATAAGTGTAAGTATGTATTGAGACATGATGCTCAAGCTAGTGGTATATCTGATGTAAATACAAGCAATGTTCCTGTATTTGAGGATACATTAAACTCTTGGCAAGGGATTGCTATGGCTAATGGGTTATTACTTAATCAGCTTGTGGCTGAATTAAAGTATGATGGTGTAGCAGTAGATCTGGAAGTAGATGGTGATACTGTTATATCTGCATGGAGTAGAGGAGATACTGGTAGAGATAAAGCAGCAGACCTTACTCCAATCTTTGGTGGAATGAAATTCCCAAATGCATATCAAGTTCCTAAGGGAACAGTATTTGGATTACAGACTGAGTGTATCATTACATTTGAGAATATGATGTTATTGAGTACTCAGTTTGGTAAGACGTATAAGAATGCTAGAAATGCTATTATTGGATTACTTGGAGCATTAGATGCTAGAAAGTATTTACCATATATGACTCTAGTTCCTATTAGAACATCTGGTTTGAACTTTGTAGATAGAGAGATTGAAATAACTTTCTTAAACAAGTTCTATACTATGGGTGTAAATATGAAGTATGCTATATTGGATGGAGATTATCATCAACTCTTATTCCAGGTACATGCATTTGTAAATATGGCTCAAGAGTTATCTACAAGCATTCCATTCTTATATGATGGTGTAGTAGTATCTGTAACTAATCAGCATCTTAAGAATGTATTAGGTAGAAAGAATTCAGTGAATAAGTGGTCTACAGCTATTAAGTTTGAGACTTCTAAGAAGAAGACTATATTTACTCATTATACATTCTCTGTAGGTCAGAATGGTGTGATTACTCCAAAAGCTTGGTTTAAACCAGTAGCTTTTATTGGAACTATTCATAATAACACTACTGCTCATTCTTATCAGAGATTTAAGCAGTTAGATTTGAAACCAGGAGATATCGTACAGATAGAATATCGTAATGAAGTTATCTGTTATATATCTAAAGATCCTACTGATCCATATAATATGGCAAATCCTAATCCACCAGTAGAATTTCCTCAGAATTGTCCATGTTGTGGAACACCATTAGTATTCTCTGAAAAGAGTGCTATGTGCCCTAATCCTCATTGTGAGGAAAGGAATATTGGTAGAATGACTAACATGCTTAAGAAGTTATCTCTTAAGGGTTTCTCAGATAAGTATGTAGAAGCATTGAAGATTACATCATTTAAATCATTCTTAGAATATGATAGAGAAAAGGCTAAGAGTATTCTTGGTGATGTAATGGGTGAGAAGTTCATGCAACTGATTGAAGAATTCAAATCTTCTAATTATTTTGATTATATGGTAATTGGAGCTATTGGATTCTCATCTGTAGCACAAAAGAATTGGAAGCTTATACTTAATAAAGTAAGTATGGATGCTATATTGAATCTTCCAGATTCAGATTTATTTTATACGCTTCTATGTGTTAAGGGTATTGGAGCAGGTATAGCTAATACGATTATAACTGAAAGAAAAGCTTTAAGAGAAGATCTGATTACTATATCTAAACTTCCAAATATTCATTTTACATATAATGAAGTAGTACTTGAAACTATACCAGTTAGATTTTCAGGCATTAGAGATACTTTATTAGAACAGGCTTTTAATTCTCTTGGTATATATGATGCAGATGGTAAGAAAGGTGTAACTAAGAAGACAGGAATACTTATAATACCACATGAAGGATTCTCATCTAATAAGGTGAAACAAATCGATCCAAATGTATGTATGATTCTAACTCCAGAAGGTGCATGGAGAATGCTGGAAGAACAATATGGAATAGTTCCACCAATGATTTAATATAGAGAGGGTTATCCCTCTCTTATTTTTTATAAGTAAAATAAAATTCTCTTATATACTATATATATGAAGAGAGCAGAAATGCATCTCTTCATATTATAACCAAGGAAGGTGATTAGTTTATTTTTGTAAAATTTTACACAAAATTCTACATAAGTGTGTAGAACAAATCAATACTATTGTATTGAGTTAACATTTAAAGTCAAAGGAGAATGTACAAATGAAGAAATTGGCAGAGACTAGTATTTACGCAGAGATGGCAAAGATGATTATGAGCAACAATGGTCATGGTGATGAGATGCAGTGGGATATTGCTGATTCCGACGTGGCTATGAAGATCACATTTGAGAGTGTTGCTAAGTATCTGAGCATTGTAAAGGCTAAAGATAAGGTAAACGGCATTATTATTCAGGATTATGCTGGTAATTTCCATTTTGGTGCATTTGTTCAGTATGTCCCTGGTACTGAGGATGAGTCCCAGGGTAGTTATGCACTTTCCTTCACCTATGATGAGAATGATCTGAAGGAAGCAGGTGCAGTTACTGTAAGTGATACAAATCCATTGTTCCGCAATGCATTTGATGTTACTTGCTTCAATAAGTATGGTGTACGTTTCGATGTATCTCATGACAAAGATTTCAGTGGTAATACAATTGATCACGATTATGGTAAACACGCTATGGTTTGTGCAGTTGATTCGGTTAAGAAATATCTCGAAGTAAACTATATGGTTGAAGATGAGGTTGAACTTACTGGTTACTTTACTGCTCGTGGTGAGAAAGACGGAGAGAAAGTTTATATTGCAATCACTCCTTCTGCTGAACTTAAGCAGATGGTTAAAGATGATGCGTCTCTTGAAGATGTAGCATAAATAGATAGTGTATTAATAAAATAAATGCAGTAGGTTCATCCTACTGCATTTTATTTTTGAGGGGATTTTATGGATATAAAGAAAGCTATTGTAGATGGAGTTTCCATGGAAGTGGTTACTCAAGAAGAATATACAAGACGTAAAAGTTTTGATGATGCAGAGATTCTTAAGAATACCTGTATTCAGCATAATGATACTTTATTTCCAGTAATGAGTGTACCAGTTAGAGGACGACTTGCACCTTATGCAGTTAGTCATACTGGATTCACACGTTATTATAATAAGGATAATAATGAAAAGTATAAAGCTAAAGATAATGTAATTGACTTTAGCAATATAGAGAGTAATAAGGAACTCATTGAGAAACAGAATGAATTGCGTAATGCAGAGATTACAATTCTTACTGCAGCAAACTCAGAAACTTATACTCCTGTATATTATGATGAAGATTCTCCAGCATTAACTTTAGTTAAGAAATGTTTGGAGGCAAAGAAAGTTCCTTTAGAGAATTATAAAGGTCGTTTCGATTCTAATTGTGATTTCAATAATACAATTAGATTAGTTACTTCTGAAAAGAATCATTCAATCTCTATTCAGAAGATTAAAACAATTGGTGAGAAATTTGATATCAATTTCAAATTAAGTGCTGAAGACCAGCCTAATTCTCCAAATCCAATGGGAACAAGATTTGAAAAGGAGATATAGTATGAATCAACAAACTTTTATACATAACTATATTGAAGATACTACTCCTAAATTCAATCAAGATCTGTTTACCAGAGATGTAAAGAAAATCATCAAAGGTATTGAAGACATCATATTCTCAATTGAACGAGATATTGGTAATACTACAATCAAAGTTATGAAATTTGAACATATCTCAGATTATAATGAGATATGGCAAACTTTACATGACTATGAAGAAATTCAAGTAGCTAGAAGACGTAAATCTTCTAATACCAAATCCCTTCAGGAGAATCGATATGACTATATTGATTTAAATGAATCGGAGATAGAACTGCTTAAAGTATATTACTATATCAGAGGTCCTCATAAGAATGATGATGGTAGTGTAGTTATTAAAGATGAGATATTTACAGTACTCATTGATATTCCTTCTGTAATAAATAAGTTCTATTATAAGTTTAATGGTAGCTTATACAGTTGTATGAATCAGGTTGTAGATGCATCTACATATAATACATCTACTTCTTCTAATAATAAACATTACATATCGTTGAAAACCTCTTTCCAAAATGTAAGAATCTTTAGAAATGTTCATCCAATTACCACAGTAGATGGTGAATCAGTTTACTGTGTTACTTATGTGAATAATACATTCAATAAGTATATTCCAATTATTCAGTTCATACTTGCTAAGTATGGATTGTATGGAATGTTACAGTTCATGGGTTTATATGGGAATATTATATCATTCTCTAGAGTTCCAGGTGAGAAAGTATATGTAGATGAATATGAATTCAAAGCTAAGAAAGCTGAGATTTATTATCATGTGCCAAAAGATATGTTTAATAAGTTCCATGTTATACAGCATATCATCTATGTACTAATAACAGTTCCTGTTAAGAACACCAACTTTGAGAATATCTTCGAAACTAAATGGTGGACTTACATGCTTGGAGATTTATTCAATTCATCTATGGATCCATATGAGAAGGGAATGAATATTCTGTTCTCTGCAGATTTCATATATGATTTGCCTACAAAGAATGATATCCATCTTCCAGAGGAATATAAGCATGATATCTTCTGTATCTTTAGATGGATACTTTGGGAATATAATAATCTTAGACTAAAAGACAATCTGAATATTCGTACTAAGAAGATTAAATCTGAGGAGTATATGCGTAATAAGTATTGTGCGAAGCTACGTGCTAATATGTATAGACTCTCAGATATGTCTAAAGATGTCACTATTGAGGGAATTAAGAAGTGTCTTGATATTCCTCATGATTATATTATTAAAGAACTCTCTAAGAAGGATCCATTGATTCAGTTTAGAAGCATTGTATCTGACTTGGATTCTTATTTGCCTGCTAAGTTTACTTATAAAGGCGATGCAGGTATTCAAACAATATCTAAACAATATAAGTTAATACACCCTACTAATTTGGGTATTCTTGATCCAGATAGTAGTTCTCCTTCAGATCCAGGTGCTACAGGAATGATAGTTCCTATGGTTAAACTATATGAAGGAAATTACTTCTCTGACTTCCAAGAACCTCTGACCTTCGAGAATGAATATGCAGAGATGTATAATAAGTTCAAAGAAGCTAATGGTCTTGCCGAAGCATATAATATGCAAGAAAGACTATTAAATGACAAGAGGATAAATAAGGAGAAAATCCTGGAGGCTGAACGTAAAGCTGAAGAAATGAGGCAATTAGTCAGAACTACAGGTATTCCAGAATATAATGGGTTACCATTAGAAGGAAGTGGAAGGATACAATATGTCTGATACAAGAATATATTATTGGATCTACAGTCGTACTCAACAAGATCGTATTGATGAGGCTAATAGGACTGCAGGTTTAGTAAATCCAACATATGGTAAGGTAGTAGTGAATGGATCACAAAAGATTTATACAGATATCGTTACTGATATGAATCATACTCCATTTGCTGATGCGAAGATACTTATTAAAGGGAGAAAAGATAAGATATCTTATACGTTACCTAACTTCTAAAACATTTCCCTCTCTACCATTTTAGGTAGAGAGGGATAAATATTATTAGGAGGGAAAAGCAAATGGATAAACATTTTCACAAAGATGAATTTGGAGTTTGCCCATTATGTGGTGAACCTTTATATCTATTTAGCACAAATAGGCAGATGTTTCAATTAAATACTGGTGGATCAGTAACTAATGAATGTGCTAGTAGTGAAGATATAAGATATGTATGTAGATGTGGGTTTAAAACAAATGCAAAGAAAACTATAGAGGGTATTCGTCCAGTAGAATTCGCAAGTAGACTGGATAATATATCTATAGATAAAGAGCATCCAATTGGGAGGATAGTAAATGATTAAGAATTTTGATAAGTTCACAGGGGTAAATATAATTGACATGTTTTCTGTTATGTATAGTCCTACAGTTATTAGAGTTGCATCTAGAAATATAAATAATAATGATAGATTTATGACACTTGCTAAAAAGTATTGTAAAGATATTAATATTAAAGGTTTATATGCATATGCATATATTAGAGCTGACCGTTTATATAGAGATACTGCCATAGTATTTTTATATGGTAAAGCAAAAGACAATGCTAAAGAAAATCATATATGTAAAATAGTAACTGATACATATATTGGAGATAATATTTGTTTTATCTATGTAGATGAGTTAGAAAATTGTAAAGATTTGCAGTTGATACATTACATGAGAATGGATTTTAATACTATTATGGGTAGCGATTTTGCAATTGAAGTATTAATTGGTATTATTGGTACTAATAATAAACTTTATCATGAATATATAGATAATTGGAAATCAATTATATTAGATGATTCAGAAGATACGTATGATTATTCTGAACAGAGAACACAACTTAATCATCTAATTAATATGTATAGAGAAACATCCTCTAATGAAGTAGTTCGTGAAATCAATTATGGTGAAACTGATTATACTGAGCTTAGAGATGTATGTTTTTATTGTTGTTAATTTTGAAACCCTCTTCGGAGGGTTTCTTTTTTGTGAGGTGAGATAATTTGGCTACAATACAATTAAGCTGTATTGATTATACAGGTAAACCAAATTATGATGCAAGTAATAATAATCTCAATTTTAACGTAAAGAATATTTCAGAGATTATTACTAGCTACAGTATAAATCCTACTGATAAATCATATTTTGAATTTACTATCACTTCATATGGTTCTATAAATAATGTAAAGTATATACCTTTATATGTAGGTGTATCTAAGGAAGTTAGTTGTGGAGTTAATTCTAATGATTATTGTTATGGAAGTGTATTCTATAACTTAGTATCTGCTAATTATTCCATTATAGAAAATTTAAAAGGCAGTGTAATTAATGTATCTAGATCTCCATTAAAGATTGGTACGAAACCTCCTATTATTGATGATATTGTAGGAGTAGCTATAAATGCTCCAGATAATGAAATATCAATATATATAAATGGAAAGCTGTTATATTCTTTTTATCCAACTTTATTTGATTTAAGAATAACTGAAGAAAAGATTTATCCAGCTATTTATTTCCCTAATAGTAATTCAAATATTATTGGTAAATTTAATTTTGGTAAGAGCAAACTTGAATACATACCATCTGGGTATTTGAGTGCTAATAAATTATATAATAAATCTAAAATCGATACTGAAATAGTAGGAAAACTTACAGTTGATAGAGATACTCCTAGAGTATCATCTGATATTACTGGTACAATAGAAACCATATCTATTAAGGGAGATGGAAGTGTATATCTTGTACAAGATGTTTCAGCAAACTTTTTAAAATCAGATAATCTAGAGTTCTCAATGAATATATATGAGAATCCATTATTCTCTAATTTACCATTGCCTAATAATTTAAAAATATATACAGAACTCTATATTCGAGATGGTGTTGTAGCTAATAAATATCTTGGTATTCCTATTTCTATAGGTCTTACAGATACTCCTTCTACATCAGGATATGAGACTAAAGATAACCACTTTATAAATATAAGACTTTATCATATACTTCAAAGACCATATCAATATCTTGAGCATCTTCCAGGTGAAACTATAAGCCCTATATATGATTATATAGATGATTTAGATACTATCATTCCTGCAGAACAAGGTAAATGGATAGGTATAGAAGTAGATCCAATTAATAGAGAAATTACTATTTGGATTAATAAGATAAAGTACTATACTTATAAATTTGAATCTCCATTCCCTAAGAATCCATATCTTTATATTAGGAATGATGATGGTGCTTTCATTAATTCTATCCATGGTATAATAAACTTTGGTAAAGATGAAGAACAGACATCTGATTTTTCTAAGATATTTAAAGGAAAAATGCCAGAAGATTGTATGAGCTTATGGCATTACTATAATAAAATGGGTCATTTTGCTGTTACTGGAATACCTGATCTTGAAGGTGAAGTAATAGTAAATAATACTCCTGAAGATATTAATAAGTATATAAATGGATTTATTGAAGTAGAAGAAAATCTAACTCCAGAAGAATATGAATTTGGTAATGGCATAAATAGAATGTATAAGACATATAGCCGAATGTCTGATACAGATCCTCATAATGATGAACCTAAGTATCAAAAGTATCCATATATCAATAGACTTATAGCTAAGAATAATGATGGCTATTATCCTGATGATCCAAATGATCCTGATTTTGATTAATGAGGTGCAATTTAAAATGAGTGAGAATCTTATAGTTGGTTTTATAAGTAGATATGAAGCTATATCTCTACTTATAAACAATGATTTATCATCTATAGTAATAGACAATGATAAGTATGAATATAATTCTTCTTATTGGAGAATGGGCCATACTGAAAAAATATTATATACAAAAGATATGAAAAACTGTATTGAAAAAATGAATAGTTTTCTCTATAATAGAGAAGAAAAATGTTTACATTGTTGCTAAAGAAGATCCCCTATCCATATGGATAGGGGATACTTATTAATATTCATCAAATTTTCTTGTACCGATAAGTCTAAGAGGATAAGTCAATCCAGCATTGATATTCTTAGCAATACCGTTTCTAATATCTGGAATTACATTATCTAAGAGAGATGGATCAGGAAGTGGAATTCCTGGAATACTCTGACCAGTAGCAAGATCCTGAGCATCAAAGAACTTCTCATGAGTCTCTTGATTATATACTACAACTATCTTAATATTAGGATTCTGTTCCATACGAACAGCAGCTAATTCAGGAGATGGAGTATTAATAAAAGCATTATATCCATCAGAGTTATCAGTCATTACAGTATTAGGAGCTGTAATAGGAACTCCAAGTGTAGGTGCATTTAAAGATGCCTGATTTACTGCAATTGTAGGCATATTAGGAATAGTACCCATTGGAGTATTAACATATGCTCTATACATATCCATAAGCATCTTATCATCATCCTGAGCCACTTCAGATGCTTTCATCTGCTTATTGCGTTCCATTTCAAGACGATGTGCATTTGTAATGGTATTATTGATTTCTTTAATAGCAGAAATACGATTACTCATAAGAGAACCTGCTACAGAAGAGAGCTCACAGATATAATCATATTTCTTCTTAAGAGTACGAGCAGCACGAACAGCCTGAATATCCTGTTCAATCTGAACAGTCATCATATCAATAGCATTTACTGTACTCTTTAACTGTTCCTGATTCTCTTTATATGAATTAATAATAGGAACATTACTTTCCATAAGACTGAGTTCACGAGTAGACGGAACAGCAATAGCTCCAGCAGGAATTTCCTTCTTAGGACGACCACGTTTCTTCTTCTCTTCTACTGGAACATCTTGAATCTCTGTTCTAGAGATACTATTAGATCCACCATCAATAAAAGAAGAAAAGTCCATAGATGTAATATCTACAGTATTTGAATTAGAATTACCTTCTAATTTATGAAAGCCTTTTGGTAAATTACTCATATACAAAACCTCCTATTTAAATTATTTGTTTGTTTTTGGAGTACTTTATGAAAGTATACTTTGATAATATGATTAAAATTTTGATTAATTGTATACTATATATATGAAGGAGAGTGATGAAAATGTCACAATTTAAACCAGGAGACAATATCTCCATATTAAATACATCATATACTAGACCTAGTAAAGATGAAAATGGTAAGAAGATAAAAGACTATATTACTTTAGTTTATAAAGATTTAAATTCTGGTACTAAGTACCATAAAACTATATATGAGCCTAAGATTAATTATTATGTAATCAAACCAGAGTTTATAAAACCATATCCACAATTCTTTATTGAGAAAGACAAGGTTGAGAAAGTGAGTGTAAAATACTCAGAACTCAATCTTGATATTGCTAAACGAATTGGATGTGAAGATCAATTTTTTGAAAATATTCGTAATGGTCAAGCTAGTATGAATAAGATGGTTCATTTTAATCCAATGATAATGAGCTCTGATATTGGAATTGAAGCATTCTATAGAATGGAGTTTGATAAAACTTATAAGAATGAAGTATTTACTCCAACTAAGGCATATCTAGATATAGAGACAGATATCTGGTATATTGATAATAGATTCCCACAGTCTGGTGAGTGCCCTATAAATGCAGTATCTCTTATTATAGATAATAATAAGACTTTATATGAGTTCTTATTAAGAGATAAGACTAATCCATTGATTGCACAGTTTGAGAATTATGTAGCAAACAATGATTTCATTGGAGAGTTTAGAGACTTTGTAATCGAAAATGTAGGTGGAATAGATAAAGCTAAGTCATTTAAATTAGATGATTTTAATTATAAGATTATCTTCTTTGATTCTGAGATTCAATTAATCAAAGCTGTATTTGATGTAATCAATATGATGCAACCTGACTTTGTATTAGCATGGAATATGGCATTTGATATTCCATTCTTTATTGAACGCATTAGAAATCTTGGATATGATCCTAAAGATTTCATGTGTCATACAGAATTCAAAGAGAAAGAATGTATGTATTATGTTGACCAGAATCACCTGAATGAGAGAGCTGAGAGAACTGACTTTGCTAAAATATCGTCTTATAGTGTATATCTTGACCAAATGATACAATTTGCTTCTAGACGTAAAGGACAGTCAGCCTTTACAGAGTTCAAGTTGGATACTATTGGTAGTCAGATAGCTAAAGTAAATAAATTAGATTATCATCATATTACTGAGAATCTTGGAGATCTTCCTAGATTAGATTATAAGACTTTTGTAATGTATTCAATGTTTGATACTATTGTACAGAAGTGTATAGAAGAAAGTACTGGTGATATAAACTATGTATTGAATAAAGCTATTCTGAATTCTACAGAATATGGTAGAGTACATAGACAGACAGTATATCTTGCTAATAGAGCAGCTATGTTCTTCTGGAATGAAGGATATGTAATAGGAAATAATGTAAATAGGATGAACGATAAAGGCGAAAAGTATGAGGGTGCATATGTAGCTGACCCAGTACTTGTAGCTGATACTCCTAAGGAAGTTATTCATTATGCTGATGGTACATCTGCTGTTGTAAATGTATGTAAGAATGCTTTGGATTATGACTATAAAGCTTTGTATCCATCTGAGACTATGGAGCATAATATAGCACCTAATACTCAGATTGGTATGATTAATATGCCTGAGCAAATATATGCAGATGAGAATCTTAGAAAGAGTGAGAAGTTTGTACGTTCAGGAGATTTCATAGAACATTTTGCTTCTCATAACTGGCTTGAAGTATGTAGAAGATATTTAAATCTAGCTTCATTTGAAGAAATGATAAATGATATTTTTGAGTACTTTGATAAATATGAGATTCCACAGCATAGAGTATATGGAACTACTGGATTACCAAAGGTATTCTTCCATACTGATAAGAGAATAGAAAAGAAAGATGAATTGCTTAATAAGGAATTTAAGTATATTGAATATCCAAAAGAAGAAGCTTTAAATCTTAAAACAGAAGCGATGAGTAATCTAAAACTTTAGAACAAAAGATATAAAAATTATGCCCCGGTTAGGTTAGCCGGGGCATTGTATCTAAATATAATCAATAGAATTGATACCCCCCCTGCGTTAGGGGGGGTATCAAATAATATCTATATTAAATTTAAAATTAAAAATATACTATATATATGAATAGAGGAGTACCAATAATGGTACTCCTCTTATATTTTGATTAATATTTTGGAGGCATAAATATGATTGAATTTGTTGTTGATGAAAAAGGTAGAAAGATTTATAATGTAATGGAGTTTAATTCTCCAACAGGTAAACCGATTAGAACAATCATGATTAATAATGATGTAGCATTTGTTGCTAAGGATTGTTTGGATTCTTTAGATTATCAGTATAAAGATAAAGAACCAAACAAACCAATATATACATTTGTTTCACCAGAAAATATAATCAATGGAAAAGGGACCCCCCCTAACGCAGGGGGGGTATCAGATGTCTATATTAAGACTGAATACCATAATCAAATAAAACCAGTTTTATTAATTACTAGAATTGGATTTATTGAACTTGTATCAAAATCTAAGATGCCACAAGCTCAAGTATTCCAGCACTGGATGAATAATGAGGTATATGCTAAATTGTATAATGGAGAACCATATGCTATTGATCATGGTAAGAATGGAGGATTTACTGAGTTCCTAAGAACTGTAGATAATAAGATTGGAGTTCCAGATCTTAGAGGAGATAATGCTGCTAGGATTAAAGATCTGATCACTAATTATGCTAGGATTTGTAGAATTACTTATCCAATGGCATTTCAAAAGTTTAAATTAATCTTCTGGAATGTATACAAGATTAATCTTGAACATGTACTTCCTAATAAATATCCATATTATAGAGAGATAGTGGATTATGGATATTATGAGCAAGCTAAGCTTATATTAAATACAATGATATATGAAGCAAGTAGTGCTAATGCTGGCCCATCTGAAATTATGAGATCTATTAATTCTTTGATGTCGGAATTAGAAATGGAATGGCAGAATATGCAGAATAAGATGAAAGAGAATAATATAGTATCTCGGCCATTACCTTGTGGATTCAGAAGATTTACAACAGATCAAAAGCAGTATATAAATAATGTTGCTAAAGCAAATAACATAACTCCATTTGAAGCAATGAGAATGTTATACTAAAGGAGGAATGTATATATGTATATTATATTATTAGAAAAGGATATGGATAATTCTGTAATCTATTATGGCCGCTTTTTCGAAAAGGAGGAAGATGCAAGAAATTTTTGTGAAAAAATGAATGATTACATTAGATATTTAGATTTATCTAGTGCATTATATAGATACACATATGATAAAGTTGATCCGTTAGATGGTATTGATATCACTCCATCATTAAATATAAATGTATGGATTAATAAAAATACTAATAATGCTAAAATTACTGCTTATATGAGACTTGGAGGAGAAGAAGAATTATTAGAAGAAACACCACTAACTCAAGATGATGTTATGGTACACCAAATACCAGGATTATATTCATTTGAATTTTGTATGAAAATAGACATTAATAAAAAATTAGATGATTATTCAGAAGAGATAAAAAATAAAGCCAAAGAGTTATCATCTAAATTATTGGACTATGAGCCAGAAACAATTACTATTGAATATAGTATATAATAAAAGGGAGTACCATATGGTACTCCTTATAAAAGTTTACTAGTATTTGTTTTAGGAGGAATGTATATATGTATAAAATATTAATAAATTATGATCTACTTGGATATATAGAAGATGTTGAAGATGGTGAAAAAATATGTGATGCAGCTAATAAATATAATAGCCTAGCGTCAAATCCTAATACTGATATATATAGTATTGAAAAAGTAATTATGGATGATATAGTAGATTATATACCAAGAGTATATCTACAAATCCAAATAAGAATGTCTCCTAGAAAAAGATTTGTAATAGATATAGGAGTATACAAATCAAGAAACATATCTGATGCTGTAGAGCATGTTAGAAGAAAAGATGTATATACATATTGTGAATTAACAATGTTTTATCTAATTCCAAAACAAAATGAAACTGTAGAGGAATTAAAAGATAGATGCTTAAAGACAGCAATTGATATAATTGATTGTCATAAAACATGGAAAGAGTATAAAGAATATGAAATATATTTAAATACTCAAAATGGTCAAGAGAAAATTGAAAGAAAGGATGATTAATATGGCAAAGGAATATCTCGCAGCAAAGCACCCTGGAGGACGTAGGATTCATATCCTGGATGAGGTAGTATGCGAACCTGAAGATTTCCCTGGTTCTGATATTGCTGGAATTACTAAGAATGGATTCGTTATTCACAATGATGGTGTTGTATATAACGATGAACTCGGTATTTATGAGTAAAGGAAAGTATATAAGAGGTGGAGTAATCCACCTCTTTATTTTTTAATTTAAACATATACTATATATATGAAGGAGTGTGATACAATTGAATTGTACAAGTATAAAAATTTCAATACAAATGTTTAAAGCTATTACCGAGGTAGGAAGAATGATGAAATCAACATTCATTGTCTATGATCCTGAGAGTCCTATGCAATTATATGGATTCAATGGTATTGGATATGAATGGAATGGTGAAACTAAACTCGGTTGTATGAAGTTTATAGATAATTTAGATGTTATTGATGAGATTATAAAAATACCATATAGTGATTTTCCAATTCATGGATTTGTGTGTTATGTAAAAGATCTGTATGCTGCTAGTAAAGTATTAGATGAAGCAAATCCAAATAATAATGAAATTACTCTTAAACAATATATCTATTCAGATATTACAAATGAAATTAAGTCTATAGAAATAAGAGTTAATGGTGTATTAGTAGCTATTATTCCTACATTTAAACTTAATAAGTTTAAAGATATTCATAATAAACTTATTACAGATTTGAATACTGTAGATGAAATAGATATTACAGAAGATGATGAGATGATACAGCTTCTTGGAACTAAAGCGGCTGATGGTGCATCTCATTTAGTATATCATGATATTCCTATGTATTTAACAGCTAATATGCTGAATATAAATAAGGGAGATAGGATTATAGCTTCTCATACAGAAGAAGGTAATCCAAGGGTAGTGTTAAAAGTCATTAAGAAGAAGTATACTATAACTACTATCTTTAAGATTCTTTCCTTATAAGGGCAACTTCTCAATAAAGAGAATATTAGAAACCCTGTAAGGAGGGCCTTAGATGAATTATAAAGGCGAAAAAGAATTCAATCTAAAAAATAATAAAGAAAGGGACAGAATGTATTCTCAATTTAGTGATGAACAGAAAAATATGTTTCATTCAATACAGAATAACATATTTACATTCTGTGAAGCAAATGCTGGAACAGGTAAAACATTAGTAGCTGTTGCATCACTATTGGATTTATTAGCAAATAATACTATTAATAAAATAGTATATCTTCAAAAACCATCTAAAAGATATTTACAAAATGGATTGCTTCCTGGTGATCTTGATGAGAAAACAGAGAAGCTCTGGGATCCATTTTATGATGCAATGTTAAAACTTGGATATGATCCATTTACAGTAGATGGAATGGTTAATCAAGAATTAATTTATCTTACTACAGATACTACATTACGAGGTGTTAATTTCGAAAATGTAGGATTATGTATAGATGAAGCTCAAAATGCTGATTGTGAAACATTAAGATTAATATTCACAAGATGTCATGATGCTTGTAGAATAATTATGCTTGGTGATGTTAATCAAAAAGATAATAAAGGAAGAAATACAGATTTTGTTTATTATGGATATTATTTATCTAATAAATACTTTGGAAATAAATGTAAACTTGTTAAGAATTTTAGAGGAGATTTTAGTAATTGTGCCGAAAAATTTAATTTAGAGAAATACATGGTTTCTGAAGAAGCAAAAGAAATTGAGTTTTAAAGTATATCCAGTACCCTTAAATAGGGTACTGGAATTTTAAGAAGGAAATGATAGTATGGATAAAGAAACTAGAGAAAGAAAGATTAAAGAATTTATTGAGTGGATAAAAAATAAATCAGAAGAAGAGATTGGATTGTCTAAATATCTTGATCCAGAAAAACTTCCAGATAGTGTTTTTGAAGAGCCAAAAGAAGTATTACATGAAAATAAACAAGAATTAGTAGATTTTAGAACATATCAACCACCACAAGAAGTATTAGATGAATATAAAGATTTAATTGAAGAATTACATAAATGGGCTGAAAGTAGCAGAAAGTATAGAGATAAATAATGAGAAGAAGTAGAGGAATGTGTATCCTAAATGTGGTATGGAATTTTAAGGAGGTAATATAGTATGGATAAAGAAACTAGAGAAAGAAAGATTAAAGAATTTATTGAGTGGAGAAAAAATAAATCAGAAGAAGAGATTGGATTGTCTAAATATCTTGATCCAGAAAAACTTCCAGATAGTTTTTTCGAAGAAAGTTCTAAGCATTTTCAAAATAATAAAGTTGTTCATTATGGATCTTGGAAACCTTCTAAAGAGTTATTAGAAGAATATAAAGAAGAATTAGAAGATTATCATAATTGGGCAAAAGAAAGTAGAGGTGAAAAATAAGATGAGAAGAAAAAGTAAAGGAATGCCTAGAGAATTATTAGCATTATCTGATGCTACATTTAATGATATTGAAGTTGGAGATATTTGTTGGGTAAATTACCCATATGAAGAAGATAGCCAAAAAGATATAAATGGTGATAGTACTTGGGGTAAACCAAGACCAGCATTAGTAATAAATAAAAATATTAATGAGGAAAGACCTATATTTGTTATAAAAGGCACCACTAGTACTAATGATGCATATAATCCAAGTGATGTTATTAGGCATATAGGTAAGAAAACAAGAATTAATTGTAATAGTATTGCAATGTTAAAACCACATCACTTTTTAGGATTAATTGAGCATATAGATTTTTATAATCCAAAATTTCAAGATATTTTACAAACAGCTTATCATATACATAAAAAAGGTAAACTTATCTTTTCAACTTATGAGGATTATAATATGAATAATAACAATAAAAATTACATTGATATTTTAAATGAAGAGAACTCTAAGAATATTATAAAGACTAATTGCACTTGGGATGAAATATATGCAATCTATAATACTCTTGCTCCTCATGAAAGATTGTTTTTAGGAAATAGATTTATCAGCTCTCCAAATAATACTGTATTCAGATGGGTGGTACAATGTAATGGGGAAAATGCTGGATTTATGGAATTATACGATATGAAAAAATCTGGTTCTCATAAAAAAGAAGTAGTAGTATTAACCGCTATCTGTCCTCAATATAGAGGAATAGGAATACTTGAAGAATTAGAAAAAGAAGCGGAAAACTTTGTATATAATTCTCCAGATTATAATAAGATTATCTGGTATGCTAATGATGCTAATTCTAGAAGTTTTAAATGTGCTGAAAGACTAGGATATACAAAGAAATTTCATGAATTAGATTATTGGGTGTTTGAAAAGCACTTTAAAGATGGGGAGATAAACTAGTTATGATTAAAGATATTTTAAAAACAATTTTATTCTTTATAGCAGCATTTACTATTGGTGGATTGGTAATGGTTATATATGCATGTACCAAAATATGTGGATTTTTATTTACACCATGTATACCAAATCAAATGGAAGGCTCAATGTCTATTTTGATGATTAAGCAAACCCTTGTATTTCTATTATATACATTTTCTGGAGTATGTTTGTATTTATTAGATTTACATTTAAATACAGATGCTAATATAATGAGTAGTTTGCTTATAATGTGGATTATTATGATTATTATTGAGGGAATAATCCCTATGATAAAAGAATATATTAAAGATAAGTTTTAGAGGTACCATTTTGGTACCTCTATCTTTTATGGAAATAGATATGAAATAAAAATTTAGAGTAAAAAATGATTTAATTGTATACTATATATATGAGAGAGTAGAGAATGGGTATTTTCTATAATTAGACTTTCCAAAATAGTCATGCCAGACGGTCGGTGTAGTCAAAATTCTAGATTCTGTAGCAAGAATCCATTCTCTACTATTTCACTATATAGTATATCTCCATATTAATATGGAGATATAAATAATTAAATTTTTCAAAGGAGTGTTTTTTATTATGAAGAAAAATGTAACCGATGTATTAAAGGAATTGATTCCAATGGCTGTAGATACGATAGCCGATTATATCGATAACAAAGATTCTGAGAACTCTACAATTGAAGAAAATGATCAAAACTATGAAGTTGTAGAATCATCACCAAATTATGTAGAATCTTCTCTTAAAGAAAAATTTGGTAATGATGAAATAGAATATATAAAAGATGTACATGAATTGGCAGTAGGAATGATTAAGTATAAACCTATTAATATGATTAATGATCATATGAATGAAAGAGGCCTTAATGAAGTAGAAAAAATTGAAGAGGCCTATAAAAATGGTTTCCATGATGGTTTTATGTTAGCCGATGGTGTACATCAATCACATATGGAATTTGTTTTTGATAGAATGACTGATAGAAAAGAAATCATTAAAACTGCTAAATGTTTTATTGGTGAAAATTATAAAGATGATGAAGAAGAATAATAATTATAATACCTTAGGGATTTTCCCTAAGGTATATTTATTTTAAGGAAAATATATTATGGATAAGAAAGTTAAAAATCAAGAATATAATAACTGGATAATTGAAGATGAAGAAATAACTGGTTATATTGGGGAATTAAAAGAGCATAAAGTATGGGATGATATTCCATTACATATTAGAAAATTTTTAAATAGGTTATATGATAATGCAGTTAAAAGAATGAATCCCTAGTATATTCCTATGGCTATCATAATTAAAAAGATTTAGGGGGAGATAATATGATAGAAATTAAATTACCAGGTATATCTGATAATGATTTTGAATTATTGCATAAAGCTTTAAAAGGAAACAAAGCATATATAGATAATGACATCGTACTATATAATGGTACTGATGATAATAAACCAAAATCTATTATTTTAGCTGGTCATATTAATATTGATGAAGATCGTTCTTATGATATAGAAATTGAAGCTAAAAGTATAGATGTGATTCTTAATACTAAAAGAGAATAAGAGGAGATATAATATGAAATGGTATACAGGCGATGAGTTTCCAGAGTTAGAAGGTGATGATAGTATAGAAATTTTAGTAGAATTTAAAAGTTCATGCGATACAGGCTTTGATTCAATGACAAGATATGCTGCTGGATATTTTCATACACCAGAACCAGAATTAGATGACCCATACTATTGCCTTGGAATGTGTGATGATGAAGTTATTGATTTTGAAAATAAAAAAGATTTTGCATCTAGAGTAGAGCGTTGGTGCCATCTATAATAAAATAGAGCCTAGGGGAAAATTCCTCTAGGCTTTCTTTTTTGTGGATTTTAGATGGCCTGACACAAGCATAATACTTATTAGGGGAGGGAACATAATGCCTTCTTTAGAGGATATAATCGAAAATATAATACAGAAAGAAGATAATGGCCAGCTTATAAAAGTTGGTAGAAAAACTATATTTTCTGACGATGATTTTTATTTGTTAAATGCTGCTGCAAATCAAAATGAAGTAAAGTATTTAAAATCCATTAAACCAGATAATTTAAAAGAAGTATTTAATAGTTGGAATCGTGTAAGCTCTAATGGTTATGGATTGATAAATCAGAATTCAAATACAGGGGATCAGACTGTTACAAGATCTGCATATTCATATGATGATAATAATAAGAGTATATATATGAATATGAATACAAATTGTGCATCTGCTCTTATATCCAATACTATGTATTTTAAATTCTGGGTACATATGAGAATGTACGGGTTGACTGATTGTGGTTCTGATGATGGTGCTAGTATATTTGTATTAGCACATATGGTAGATAAAAATAATGTTTTCCATGATATTTCTGCTGTTCGTGTTGGTGGAATTAATAATCAATGGGGAAATAAAACTTTCTTTTTAGCATATGATTTTGTTTCTAGAGGTGGATGGTTAGAATTTACTAATGGTACTTCTGGTGGAAGTACCACTCCTAAATCGTTTAGATATTTAGCATATTCAACTCCTCCTAAGAGAAATTGGGATAATGGTTTTGTAGAATTCTATGCTGAAAAGAATGTTGGTACTATTATAGGAAAAACCAATGATAAGAATATATCCAATTTTAATAGTGCATATGATATTTCTTATACTCTTCCAGAAACTCAACCATCAGATTGGTCAGATGAAGACTGGAGTAATCTTAAGTACATGATGACTCAGCCTTGTTCTGTTGGATTTGGTGCACAGTCTCAGAATTCTAGATTTATGGTTGTAGATCAAGAAGAAATTTTTGAAAAAGATAATATCTATGATTTAGATAAAAACTATATTCATGTATTTGTAAATAATACATGGTTAAAAATGATGAGAGCTTCTGATATTCTCCCTAATAAAATATGGATATACAATGATAAATTAAAGAATCTTTATTGGTATGATTCTCCTGGTAAATTTATTAAGATTGAATCTAATATAGTTAGAGATATCAAATCTGCTAAAGAGGGCCAGATACCTAAAGTTACTAATGATGGTATTGTAAAACCACATGATAATTTTATCGAACTCTATGCAGTTGATAATAATACTGATTTTGTATATCAGCAGTCACTTCTTAATGCTAATGGTAGTACAATATATAGATTAGATATTAAGAAGAAATATATATACTATCGTAGTAGCAATAACTGGATTGAGAAATCCATTGACTCAAATGATATTCCTTGTAGAATATTTATATATAATAAATCACTCCATAGATTCTTCTTCTATACAGAACCTGGAGTTTATAATAGAATATTATTACAAAATTTTGATGTTATATAATGAGGTGGAATAATGGGTACATTTGATCTTGAAAAGAAAGTTACATACAATGAACTTGCTCCATCTTTACAAGCATTACTAAATAGAAATGAATTTGCTTTTTCACTTATTAGAGCTCTTAAATCAGCTAAGCCTGGTCAAGATTTAAAAATAGATACTTCAAATCGTAATTTCATTGGCGATGATAATTTTTATAAGAGTAGAATATGTAATTCTACTAAAGAATATAATCAAGTAATAGCATATGGTCCTACTTCACAAAATGAAATAAAGAATAATTGGAAGTATTATATAAATAATACTCTTCAAAATTCAAAGCCTTCATATAATGAAACTAATAGAACTTTTACTTTAGCTGCATATGGAAATAAGACATCATATTTATCTACTAAAGAATATCCATTTGTAGAAATTTGGTTAAAGATCACTTGTACTAATCCATCTTATAATAAAGAAGCTGGTGTATTAGTATCTGAGATTACATATAATAATGAGAAGTTTGATTTATGTATAGTAAGATATTGGAATAGATTATCTTTAGTATTTAATTATCTATATAATACTTCTAGTAATCCTATGATTGAAATTGCATCTATATCAACTACGAATGTACCATGGAATACTGGAAATACTTGCCATATTAATTTTACAAAGGAATACAATAGAATTACATTCTCTTGTAATGATATTGGAGACTCTAGTCTTGAGCAAAAATATAAAGTTCAGTATAACTATCCTAATATTTATGATAAAGGAAATGTTCCATATAATAGAAAAACATATAAAACTGTTTTAAAGGCTTTAATGAGAAATAATAGTAGAATAGGGTTTGTTTGTAATAATTATAATGGAACCTTTAATGTATTAGATCAGAAAAACTTGTATGATGATGATAAGATTTATCATCTTAAGAACTATGAAGTTCTTATGTGGGATGGACAAAATCTAGTTGCTAGACCAGATGGATTTAATTGTATTGCTAATAGAAGTTTTATGTTTGATTCAATATCTAATAATCTCTATTGGCTCAAATATATTTCTCATACTTATAATATCACTTCTTCAGGAATTAGATTTGATCGTAATATAGATAGTAAAAGTATGGGTGGTCAAGTAATTAAGTTATCTGATACTAATACTATGTACCCAGATGATAATTTCTATGATATGAAAGTAACTGATAATAATTTAGAATTACAAGATATGATGCTTAATACTAATAAGAGTGATCATATGAAAGAGATATTTGATAGCTGGGATACATTTAGTATTTTTCATGATCAAAATACTGCTATTACTGGTCCATTTGGATGTGGAACTGGAAGTGGTACATCTTATAGATATAATGGAAATCAAGAAAGAGTATATGCATCATGTTGGTCATATTCTGATCTAGGTAAAACTATATATAATAATGGTAATACTTATCCAATAACTGGATATAGAAGTACTAAATCATATACAGAGTATTGGATTGAATATACTATAATGTGTAATGATAGTCTTCATTCTGGTACTGATTATGTAGGAGCTATAGTATCTTGGATGTTTGATAGTTCTGGAAATCCTCATTGGATAGGAATTTATAGAAATAATGATACTGTAAATAATGCTACTGCATACTTTGGAATAGTATATGATATGTTTTTGCCTACTCAGAAAATCATTTACGATATTTCAAATGAGATAAATGATAAGTCTCCTTCAAATAAATTCTGTGCATGGCAAGGATTTGGTCAAAAAGCATCTTTATTTGTTGGCAAAACTTTAAACACTATATCAGCTAAAACCACTAATTATAGAGGAGTTGGAGTTGACCCAGATGAAGATTGGGATTATGAATTTGATTGGGTACTTCCTACAACTAAACCATCAGATTGGTCCAATGATATGTGGAGCAATGTAAACAAAATGATGTCTGGTGGTCAAATTGGACTTTGGGCTTTATCTTACTCTATTAGTATTGGTATTCAAAAGCAGTATAATGTATTTAATAATTATGATATATATGCTCTTCACTTGAATAAAGTATATGAGCAAAATGGTAAGACTGTAGATGCTCCATCGCAAGTTTATTTATATAAACCTGGTGAAGTATATAGTACCAAACCTAATACTCGAGTAAGAATAATGAAAAATGGAGATGCTCTAATATATGATAGTGGTACAGATAATAAGCCTTTATATACATTCCAAGTTCTTCCATTTAAGAAGAATATTGGAAACGGAAGAAAGTCTATTGAAACTTATCTAAGGCTTACTGTAAATGGAAATGATATATTTAACTCAGAAGGTATAGATGGTTTAGTCACTTATCATATCCAATATTATATTTCAGGATCTTGGGAATATCCTGAGACAGGTTCTATGCCTGAGTGGGTAGTAAAAGATAAGTGTGAAAATCTATTACCTAAAAAATCATGGTTATATAATTCTACATTCAAAAGATTATACTTCTATGATGGATTTGGTAATAAATACACCAAAATTAATGCAGAATAGGAAGGAGAAGAAATATGATAAGTAGTAATTTTGAATTAGAAGATAAACTTACATATGAAGAACTTGCTCCTTCATTACAAGATATGCTTAAGATTCTTGATACTCTTAATCTTATTATGAATTTAGTAAAAAATGGTACTAATGGTAGAAATATCAAAATAGATCCTAAAAAATCTTCATTGTTTGATGATGATGATTTTAGAATTGCTAAGATATCAAATAATCAAATTATGGTATCTGATATAGATATGGAAGAATGGAGTACAGCAACTGCTCAAACTGAATCAAATGAATCTACCCAAATAATACCTAATAGAATATTCTTATATGATATAGATACTACTGAACTTTGGTATTATCAAGATTGGAATAATAAATGGTGTATAAGAAAAGATGAAACTATAGATATCAATAATGCTAAGCCTGGTGAAGTATTAAAATTAGATAATAATAAGAATATTATATTAGATTCTAATTTTAAACTAAAACGTGTAGTAAAATCTGATAAGGATTTATATGCAGAGGCTAGAAGAAATCCAAAAACGTATAAATACAGTGATAATGATTATAATATCTATTTACCAGAGTCTAATAGTTATTATACTACAAATAATATAAATAATTATCCTTCATCAGGAGTTACTGATGAGCAGGCTTTGAATAATTATTATACTTTATCATCTGATAAAGCTAGTAATAAACTAATATCTAGAACATGGTTATATAATGAGGGAACTCAAAAGTTATTTTTCTATAAATGTGCTAATGATATATATGAACTTAATACAGTTGTAGATAAAATTACTTTTCATACAATTACTATAATTCAAACTGATAATCAAACTATTTCGGTTAATTATAATAATAGTGATATAACTACTTCATTTATGATTCCTCATGGATCTCCATTTACTGTATCTATAAAAGCTGATGTTGGTTTCCAAGCAGGTACTTTAAATATAACTAGTGGTATAGCTAATAGTGATATTACTATAAGTGCTACTCCTGCATTAGAAATACGTAGAAATCTATATAGTTTCTATACTGGTATATATAGAAATGTAGATGTACAAACTATTAGATGGCATCTTGTATATCCAGACACATCTTATTATGTAAAAAGTGGTAGGGATACATATTATGGAAGAGGCTTCTATTTCTATGCTGTAGAAGTACCATACAATTGTAAGATAGTTGCATATAGTGGTGGAGTTGCAACTTATGAAAATTCAAGTAGTTATGAAAGTACTGCTAGAATATTTGCTATGACTCAAGCTACATATAACTATTTAGCTAGTACTGAGTGTGCCATTAACTATCAATATGGTAGACTTACACCTACATACTTATCACCTAAATATGCTACTGCTTGGAGTCAAACTGTCTATAAGGGAGACTATTTATGTGCATGGCATCCAGATATATTTAGGTATGTTGAAATAAGAGAAACAGTATAGGAGATGTATATAAATGAATGTAGAATATGAAATAAATAAAATTCTTGATGAGTTATCCATGATGAAACTTAGAATGGATGCTACTGATAAAACTATTGCTAATATTCAAACTCCAGTTATTGCTGGAGATAAAGGAGAATATTTATATATAGATCATGATACATTTGCAATGACTAAAAATATTGTATCTGAAGCTTTAATCTTAAACAACTCTGATGAATTAAATAATATAACTGACGTAGTAAAAGGAACTATTATAGTTATAAATGAAGACCTTGGATTTAAATATCGTGAATATATTGATAATGATGGAAAGAGAACTTATACTTATGATAAGTATATATTATCTGAATACCCTGAGATGTATAATAAATTTTATATAAATACTGCGAATAAAGAACTTTGGTTCGTTGGTAAGGATACTAGATATTTAATAAGTGGAATATCTAAAATTATTAATATCTAATTAATGAAGGGAGTATAATATATCATGGGATTTAATAAAGAAGATAAAGTAAGATGGGAAGAATTAGCACCATCTTTGCAAGAAATGTTTAATGGTATTTCTAATTCTATTACGAATTTAGATAATAATATTAATATTACTGGAGATAATTCAGTTACAGATATATCTATATCAAATAATGGAACAGAACTTATTTTATATAAAGGCGATGGAACTGTTGAGACTATATTAACTATAGATACTGAATTAAATGGTACAAGTACAAATCCTGTACAAAATAAAGCAATTTATGCAGCTATTCAAAGTCTTAGTGCTACTTTAAATGCTATAAATTCTAGAATATCTACTTTGGATACTAATATTTCAACTCTGTCCTCATCATTAAATTCATTGACCTCTAGAGTTTCTTCATTAGAATCTAGAATGAATTCAGTAGAATCTAGAGCTTCTACTTTGGAATCTAATGTAGCTTCTATAGCTGCTAGAACTTCCTCACTGGAAACTAAAGTAAATAGCAGTAGCGGAGGTAGTAGCAGTGGTGGTAGCTATGATAATACTCATGGTTGCCCAGGTAAATAATATAATGAAAAATAAAATTACTCATTCCTCCATATTTTATGGAGGAATGATTTTTATTAATTAAAGGGGTATGATTATGGTACTTGATGCACTATTTATAATGCTTGGAAAAGAATGTAATGGTAATTGTATTTATTGTGTTCAACATGATAAAGAATCTACAGCTAGTGAAGAATACTATAAAGAATTACCTAAAGTAATGAAGAATGAATCAGACATAATAAATTTTATAGTTGATCAAGCTGAAGATACTCATGAATCATTAGTAAGAAAGAATATTATAAATGTATATGGCTTACAAATAATGACTCTATATTTTATAGGTGGAGAGCCTTTATTATATTATGATACTATTAAGCATATGATTGAATTGATATCAGAAAAAACTAAGAATATACGATATTCAATTATAACTAATGGTATTCTAATGAATAGAGAAATGAGTAACTTTTTTAATATATATGATGTATTAGTTAAACTAAGTACTGATGGTAAATCATCTATAAAAACTAGATTGATAGATGTATTTGATAATAAGAGATGTAGAAATGCTATATTGAATTGCAATAATCTAAAACTATCTGGAGTAATAACTCCATATTGCTATCCTTTAGAATTGGTAGAAAGTTTTGGAGAGATACATAAAGAATATATGACTCGCCATTATAGTACTCCTTCATATAGTTTTTCTCATCTTGTATTTTCTAAAGGATGTAATAAATCATTATTAGAATTAGATTGGGAGCATTTTGAAAATGATATGTTCCATATTATTGATATATGTAATTCTACTGAAATAAATGATGAGACATATCCTATGTATTATATTTATAATACTTTTTGCAAATATATTTCTGAGGGAATTAATACAAATAGAATCCCAATATATGGAGTATGCTATGAAGATTATAATACATTGCATATGGATTTAGATGGCAATCTATATGAATGCCATAATAATACTAATCAACTATCTACAATTTATGAGTCATTAGATAATTTCATATCAGAATTATCTAAACTAGATAAAAGAAAGATGGATATTGATAATAAATGTGAATCATGCATTGTAAAAAATCTATGTATTGGAATATGCAGACGTGGAGAAGATTATGAAATAAATTGTGAATATATGATTAAATTCTTCGCTGTATTACAGAATGCATTCTATAGAGGAATCGAAAAGTATAAAGAGCTTAAGAATTTTAATATAAATAAAGCATTAAACTATATTAATTTAAAGGGGTAAAATAATATGAATTTAAAAGTTGAAGTTATTTTAGGCAAAGAGTGTAATTTAGATTGTAAGTATTGTAATAATAAGATTATGAAAGTTGGAACTTTATCAAAAGATGAAGATATTGATATATATGTTTTAGAATTTTTAAAAAGAGTTCCAAATCAGATAGCATTTTATGGTGGAGAACCTTTATTACATTGGGATAGAATCGTTAGAATTATTGAATATACTGATTGTGATAGATTTAAGATAGTAACTAATGGATATTATTTAGATGAGGAAAAAGTAAATTTCTTAAATAAATATAATGTAGATGTAGTTCTATCTTGGGATGGTCATCTATCTACTGCTAGAAATTATGATGTTATTAAAGATAATAAAAGTAATATATTGAAAATAGATAATCTAATGATTACTTCTGTAATTACAACACAGAACTATCTTAAATCATTCTTAGATGAATTAGAAGATGTAGAGAAAGAATATTTTGATATTCATAATAAATACTTTGATATATATGCTGTTGTAGTAAATGAAAGTGATCAATTTGATATAAAAGATATCAAAGAATTATTTGAATTTGATCTTAATAGATTAAATAGAGAAGCTCAATATGTATGTGATCATTACAATGATAAAATATCATATAAAGTATTTATAAACACTTTGAAATTATTATACGATTTTGAAACTGTAAAGAATGTTCCTGGTTGCTTATATGGATATAATAGAATAGCTATAGATCTAAAAGGAAATTACTATGCATGCTTAGATCTTGACCTTAGTTATATCAATGATAAAAATATAATCAATACTTCAGTTACTGATGCATTAAATCTAATAAATAAAGTTGATAAGTATCCTAGTAGATATGAAGATATGTGTAAAAAGTGTAATGTTATAGATATATGTAAACATGGATGTTCATATTTATCTAAAGAACAATTAGAAACTACATATTGCCCACCTAGAAAAGCGTTATATACTCCTATAATAGAATTTTTAAATAAATTAGAAGATGAAGAATAGTGTATAATTATACCCTAGACGAAATGTCTAGGGTATATTTTTCGAAAACATTTTAATAATCAAGAAGAAAAATGAGGGGGACTATGTATGGATATAGAACTCGTTTTAGGTAAAGAGTGTAATTTAAATTGTGCTTATTGCCATAATAAAGAAATGCATATAGATAGTATAGATGCTGATAATATTCCAATATCAACATTAGATTTTTTAAAGAGAGTTCCAACTAAGTTAACGTTTTATGGTGGAGAGCCTTTAATGTATTGGGATCATATACATAAAATATTAACTGAGTATTATAATCCAAACTGTCATTATTATTTAATTACAAATGGATATTACTTGAATAAAGATATTGCTAAAGTACTAAATGAGTGCAATGTTACTGTTTATATTTCTTATGATTGTAATATAAGTTACAGAGGTTATGATGTAATTGAAGAGAATAAGTATAATATTATGTATCTAAATGATATGGCTATAATGGGAACTACTAATTCTCAAGATTATTTTAAATCTTTACTTGATAAATTAAATAGATTGGAAGAAGAATATTTCTTTAGTCATAATAAGTATTTCAATATTTATATTGATTTCATCAATAAGTTTGATGATACTAATAAAAATGTGAAATATAATGATATAGCTAACTATGATCTTAGTACATTAGAAGCAGAAGCTAAATACATTTGTGATCATTATAATTCTTATACATCTTATAAGATGTTTTTAGATAGTCTAAAAGAAATGTATGATGATGAGATTATACCTAGCAGTCCATCTTGTAGATACGGCTATAATAAGACTGTAATAGATTTATTTGGCAATTATTATGCATGCTTAGATGATGACGATAATAATAATTGTAATATAATAAGCAACTCTGTTGATGATGCATTGAACTTATTAAAGAAAAAAGATAAATATAAAGATAGATATACTACTATATGTGCTGAATGTAATGTTAGAAAAATATGTAAGAATGGATGTAGCTACTATACTAAAGAAGACTTAGAACAGTATTATTGCCCACCTAGAAAAGCATTTTATGCTCCTATAATAGAATTTTTTAAAAATAAATTAAAAGATTAAGGAGGGATATAAGATGGCTAGTACATCAATTAGAAATGTAATTCTGGAATTTAATGCAGAAGATAAAATTAGATGGCAAGAATTGGCACCATCATTACAAGCTATGATTAATGGAATATCTAATTCTGTTAATTTAGTGAATAGTAATTTAGAAGATATAAGTGATAGAATATCTGCTTTAGAGAATAGAGTTTCAGTAATAGAATCTATAATCAATAGTGGTGGTGGAAGCAGTAGTGGTGGTGGAGGTGCTTATATACTTCCAACGGCTACTAATAATGTTTTAGGCGGAGTCAAAGTAGGAGAAGGTTTATCCATATCTCCAGAAGGTGTATTGAATATATCTGGTTCAGAATCTGGCGATACATATGATATTGCTGAAGATGGAATAGCTGATCAATTGATTTAATTATTTTTGGGTAATATTCCATTATTGGATATATTATTATAGATTAAAAGGAAGGAGAGATGCTATATGGCACTCACAGAAGCCCAACTTGCAAAAATTGCAAGAATTAAAGACTTGCAGACACTCGCTACAAAGGTTAAGACACTTTTTAACTCATCTGTAACAAGCGTTGATCTTGCTAAAGATACAACTGCCACTGAAGGGTATGCAGCAAGTTACACCTTGAGTGTTAACGGTACTCCTCTTAGTACCAAGATTAACATTCCTAAGGATTTCCTCGTAAAATCTGCTACTTTGGCAACTGTATCAACTGCTGATACTCCTTATACTGGAGCAGCAATTGGTGATAAGTACATTGATTTCGTTATCAATGCTAAGGACGCCTCTGATGGTACTGGTGCAGAGCACATTTATCTGCCTGTAAGTGATCTCGTAGATACTTATACTGCAGGTAACGGTCTTTCTTTGAGCAGCGGTGCATTTAGTGTAGCTATTGATAGTACTAATGCTAACGGTCTGTCCGTAAGTGCTAGTGGTCTGGCTTTGGCAACTGCTACTGCTTCTACTAGTGGTACTGGTGGTTCCAACGGTGCTATGTCCGCAACCGATAAAGAGAAGTTGAATGGTATTAGCACTCAGGCAACCAAGACAACTGTAACTACTGAAAAGGCTGGTACTATTGAAATCGATGGTGTATCTAAGGTTATTGTTGATATTGCTACAGATTCCGATGTTACTGCTATGATGGATGAAGTTTTCCCTTCTAGCTCAGGTGGCGGCACTGGAGAATAATAAGTTATAACCAAAAAAAAAACTGAAAGGGACTAAATAGTCCCTTTCTTTTTTTTTAGAAAGTAGTGGTGTAAATAATATGGCAAATACGATCATTACGCTAGAACAACTAGAATATATTTTATTAGAATTAAAAGATTATATTGATAATAATGCAGGTACCACTATTGGCTGGGATTATGTGCTTAATAAGCCAGTATCTTTCCCGCCATCAAGTCATACCCATGATGATAGATATTATACAGAGGATGAAGTAGATACTTTACTATCTGGCAAGTCTGATACTGGTCATACACATAGTCAGTATTTAACTGAGCATGCTACTGTAGATGATGCTTTAAGTGCTACTAGTACTAACGCAGTACAAAATAAAGTAGTTCAAGCAGCATTGGCTGATAAGTCTGATACTGGCCATACTCATGATAATAGATATTACACAGAGAATGAAGTAGATACATTATTAGATGGTAAGTCTGATACTGGTCATACTCATAGTCAATATTTGACTGAACATGCTACTGTAGATTCAGCTTTAAGTTCTACTAGTACTAATGCTGTACAAAATAAAGTTATAAATACAGCATTAGCTGGAAAGGCAGCTAGTGATCATACTCATAGCCAGTATTTAACTGCTCATGCCCCTGTAGATTCAGCATTATCAAGTACTAGCACCAATGCTGTACAAAATAAAGTTATAAATTCAGCTCTAGCTGGCAAGTCTGATACTGGTCATACTCATAGTCAGTATTTAACTGAACATCAAGATATTTCTGGTAAAGCTAATACAAGTGGAACTTATCCTAGTTTAATATCTGGAGGAGTTAGAGATTATAACAATGGATCTACTATCACTTTTGGATATTCAACTGCTGGAATGACTTCTACATCATGGTTAGCATCTTGGGATGGATATAGATTAAGAGCTATAGCACCCGCAAATGTTTCTGCTGGTTATGCATCTACGGCTGGTACTGCTAATTCAGCATATTATGCTGACTATGCAGAGTTTTTCCCTCGTGGAGAAGAAACAGAAGTTGGAGATATTATTGCACTTGATGAATTTTCTGAAGATGAAAAGTATGTTAAAGCAACTGAAAACTCTATATGTGTAATTGGAGTTCATTCAGAGGATTATGGTATAATTGTTGGTGGTGAAAACCCTAAAGATGATATAGTAACAAGAGATAATTATTTTAAATATAATATTTCTAAATATATTCCTGTAAGTTTAGCAGGACGTGTTCCTGTTAAGTTTAAAGGTATATCTCATAAAGGTGTAAGAGTAGTACCTTCTGAAATACCTGGAGTTGGTAGAGCTTTTGATGCAACTAAAGATGATAGAGATTCTATTATAGGCTATCTTGTAGAATCTGATAATGGAGATAACGAAGAAATAAGATTACTTAAAATGAAAATAAAGTGAGGTAATAATTGTGGGGAAATTTTTGAATTTAGGTTGTAATACATTGATGTTTATAATGGGGCAGGGATGTAATCTTAGTTGTTCATACTGTTTAAAACATACTCTAATAAATGAGCAGTTACCTGTAAACGTATCTCCAGTAATTTTTGAATATTTGGATTTCTTAGCTGAAGAAGGTACTTGTCCAATTAATTGTAACTACTTTGGTGGAGAACCTCTTGTTTATTATGATGGCGTTAAATCTATTGTAGAGCATTGCAATCAAATAGAACAAAGACTAGATAAAAAGATTTTTCACCACTCAATGATTTCAAATGGAAAGTCACTTAATGAAGAAATAGTAGAGTTTCTTAATAAAAATAACTTTGCTTATACTATAAGCTGGGATGGTAATAATAGTATAGAAACTAGAGGATATGATGTTATAGAAGACAAGTTTGATTTATTACTAAAAATAAATAATCTTGGAATATCATCTGTGATATCTTCTAAGTCGTATCCTCTAGATGTAGTAAATGCAATGCAGAAATTTGATGATGAATATTTTGCTAAGAACAATAGCCATGTTCGTTGTAATTTTGATGATATAATGGATACTGGTGTTGGAGTTGAAAATCAAGAACTATGCAAAATTGATCCTGAGAGATTTGAATCAGATATTCAAAAGATTTTTGATATGTATGAAGAAGATGTATTAAGTAATCAGACTTTATTAAATAAATATCATGTTGCTATAAGATACTGTATGAATAATATTAACTCAATTAAACATTATCTAAAAGAAGGACCTAATAAAATTTCTAGATGTGGTCAAGGATTGGAAGTTTTAAATCTTGATATGTCTGGAAAAATTTATGATTGTCATAACGTTACTACAGGTGAAATTGGGCATTTGCAGTATGATAGTATTCCATTTATTAGAAATATAATAGCTAGTGAATATAAAACTATGCATAGAATAAATACTATTTGTAAAGATTGTCAAGCTATATCACTTTGTGGTGGTGGATGTAAATATGTAGAAGATGAAAGAATAGGCACTTCTTGCATGCAGAGTATTATCAAATTCAATGTGATTTCAGATAGATTAATAAAGTTAGCAGAGAAAGTTGGTGAAGCAAGTGGCTGTTAATGGTGCAATATCTAAAACAAGTTTTACTGACCAAAGTTCTTTAGCAGATAGTGTAACATCTGTTAAAGCTAAAACTGTTCATATAAATGAATTAAGAACTGCTGTTGATACTTTAACAAGTGCTAGTGCAAATGTGGATAATTGTGGTAATTGTACTTTTTGCCAAGGAAATCAAAGTAATCAAAATTGCCAAACAGATGGATGTGAAGGATGTCAAACTTCTTATAATCAATCTTGTGAAACTTGTCAAACCTGTCAAAATGCCACTTTAAATCAATCTAATCAAGCAAATCAAAGTAATCAAGGATATAATTATAATAGTTGTCAATCAAATCGTCGTTAAGGTGAGGTGATATAGAATGGCTTATACAGATACTATAACGACAGGTACTCAAGTTAAATTAGTACATGCTAAAGAATTAAAAGAGCAAATGGAAACACTTGCTACTAATGCAAGCGTATCAGTTTCTTTTACTGGATGGGGTACTTCAAAACCAACAAAAGTTAATATGGAGCTTTTACAAAATGCATGTAATAAATTAGAAGACGAATTTTCTTATAATTGTTGTCAGAATGATTGTTGTCAAACAAATCAGTCAAATTGTAAAAATCAATCTGTATTAAATCAAACTAATCAAACTTGTGAAACTGCTGCTTGTGAATCTTCAACTTGTCAAACTAATCAAAAAGATCAGGCATGTCAATCTTATACTAATCAAGGTAATTGCTCATCATATAATCAAAGTTGTCAAAATAATATGTCTTGCGGTGGCTGTGGCGGTTGCGGTGGTATGTAATTGTAATTAAAGAGGTATAATATATGTTTAATTTTGGTAGTTATAGGCTTAAAATTATACTAGGTAGTGCTTGTAATTTACATTGTAAATATTGTGAGCAAAATAGTAATATATGTAAGTTACCAGAAGTTATATCTAGTAATTTATTACACTATTTGAAATGGATTAACGGGTTTAATGAAAGAACTAGAATTCAATTTTTTGGCGGAGAACCATTACTTTATTTAGATAAAATAAAACAACTTGTACAGTTTATAGAGAAAGAAAATCTAAATAACTTTGCGTTAGATATACCAACTAATGGTAAATTACTTACAGAAGAAATCATTGATTATTGTAATAAACATAACATAGTTTTATGCTTATCTTGGGAAGGTAAAAATACTAAATTAGATAGAGGATATGATGTTATAGAAGATAAAAAAGACTTAATTTTTAAAATAAAAAATTTAGCTTTTTCGAGTGTATGGACAAAAAATTCTTTACCATTTGATGCTTTAAGTGATGTTCAAAATATTCTAAATGATTATAGAATACAAACTGGATTAAATTATAGAATAAATGCTAATTCATTATTTATGTGTGATTTATCTGGTAATAATTCTTTAAATATATATGATTTAAATATTTTAACGGAACAATATAAGAAAATATTTAAAGTATATAAAGAATATATGAATAATCATTCTCAGGAATATTATGAAAATAATAGATTAATAATAGAATATGTACAATATTTAATTTCAACTATTCGAAAAGAATTACAAAATCCTACAAAAAATGCTTGGTGTGATTCTATTGTAGACACTTTAAATTTAGATTTAGATGGTAATATTTATAAATGCCCTTTATTATTAAATGAGCCTATAGGTAATGTAATAACTGATTCAAATAGAGTATTATTACAAAACTATGCTTATTCTGAATTAAATATTATGAATCGTAGAGAGAATATGTGTAAAGATTGTGCAGCTCATGTTATATGCCGTGGTGGTTGTAAAGAAGTATCTAATAAAAATATTGAATCGAATTGTAAATTATGGAAAGGTTTATTTGAAATAATTTATAATGAGATAATAAGTATAAGTTCATAGAGGTGTTTTAATGCTATCACCAAATTTTGATACTATTTATTTAATGCTTGGATTTGATTGTAATGCTAGTTGTAAATATTGTTTACAAAAAGGTATTCAAAAATCTTTATCTACAGAAATAAATGAAGATATAATAGATTTTATATCAAGTTTTAACAATAAAAATTTTCTAGTTACTTTTATTGGTGGTGAACCTTTATTATATTGGGATAAAATTAAATATATTGTACAAAAAGTACATAATAAAAAGGTTTATTCAAAGTATAGAATATTTACTAATGGATTGCTACTAGATAATGAGAAAATAGAATTTCTAAATAAAAATGATTTTAATGTTTCATTATCATGGGATGGTATAAATACTAATCAAACTAGATCGTTTGATATATTTTCTATGAATAGTAAAATATTGAATATCAAAAATTTGCTAATAAATTCAATTCTTACTAAATACTCTTATCCTAGCGATATTATAGATGGAGTTATTAAGATAAATGAAAAGTATAAGAAAATTCATGGATATAATTTAAGAATGCATATAGAACCATTTTGTGATACTGGTACTTGTAATCAAGATTCTCTTAATAATATGGACTATAATAAGTTATATGAAGAAATCTATAATTTAACTACTAAAGTTTTAAATAATAATGGGGAAGATTTAATATATCAAGAATTTATCTTAGATAAGTTAAATAAAATAACTAATGGATTGAAATATGATCCAGTTATTAGTAGAGGCGGTTGCAAATGTGGTTGGAATCATCTAAATATGGATCTACAAGGTAATTTATATAGATGCCATAATACCATACAGTTAGTTGGAAATATAAATGATACCTTAGATATGTATTATAAAAAATTATCACAAGTAGATACTAGAAAAAGGGATACGAGATGTAGTGATTGTGAAGTAAGATGGCTTTGTCAAGGTGGATGTAAAACAGTACCTGAAGAATTAGAAGAAAAATATTGCGAAGTTCAAAAAGCCTATTATATAGGATTTTATAAAGCTTTAGAAGACTGGGGGAAATAATGTGTTAGGGTATAGTTTTGAAAGCGTTTATTTAATGCTAGGCTCAGATTGTAATGCAAATTGTTCTTATTGTTTGCAAAAGGGTAATACTAAAAAACAAAAATTTCCAGATAAATTGAATTATAAAGTAATTGACTTTATTGAGTTAATGGCTTCTAGATATTATGAATCACAAGAAAATACTCCAGTAAATAATAGAAAATATTTTTGGGTAACTTACTTTGGTGGAGAACCATTATTAAAATTTGATTTGATAAAAGAAGTAAATGAAGAACTTTTAAAAAGAGGAGTTATTTTTAGAAGTTCTATAATAACTAATGGGTTATTATTAGATGAAGATAAAGTAAATTATTTCAATAAACATAATTTTGTTGTAGCACTTTCGCATGATGGGCTATACTCTAAGAAAAATAGAGGATATAATGTATTTGAAATAGTTGATTCTAATGTGATTATGAAAATAAATAGGTTAGCACTTAATGCAGTGCTAACTGTTAATTCTTATCTTGATGATATTATAGAAGATTATTTGAATATAAATGAGAAGTATAGTGAAGTTCATAATTATAATATTGAAATGAATATAGAAACTTTCTTAGATACTGGAAGTTGTAATCAAGAAAAGTTAGATGATTTTGACTATGATAAATTATATAATCAATCTTATAATTTAATGATGAAATATGCTAAAGGAAATTATAATGATAAAACTTTACCATCAAATAATTTAATATCAAAATATATCAAAGAATTTATATTAAAAGTAAAAAATAATATAAATTCCACTCCAGAAAGGGGTGGATGTTATTGTGGCCGAAAGGTATTAAATTTAGATTTAGATGGTAATTTGTATAGCTGTCATAATTCAAGTTTCCCTATAAGTAGAATAGAAGATAGTATAAATGATTACTTTATTAATCTAGGATGTGCAGATAGACGAGTAAATGTTCCTCCATGTGAAGATTGTTATGTAAAGTTCCTTTGTGTTGGAGGATGTAAAATGGTTCCTGAAGAACTAGATGAAAAATACTGTAAGATGCAAAGAGCTTTTTATGGTGGATTTATAAAAGCTTTATGCGATTGGGGTGAAAATTGTGATTAATTATTATCTTAAGTTGGGAAAGGTTATTAAAGGTAAAAAATTAGATAATAATTACTATATTGGAACTAATTTTGTTTATGAATCTGAACAAGAACCAGAGAAACATAAACAATTATACCATGGTAATTATTTAATAATGGATACATGGGGTGATAATTGGTTTTTAAAATTACCATATGATAATGCTAGTGGAAGTGTTCTTTTAAGTGGTTTAGGATTAGGTGTTTTACCTAATTTATTATTAACTAAGACAGAAGTAACAGAAATATTAATAGTTGAAAAAGAAAAATCTATTATTGATTATATAAAACAATATATAGATTCTGATAAAGTTAATTATATTTGGATGGATATAAGAGATTATCATCCAGATAAAGAATTTGATTATTGTTTTATTGATATTTGGTGTGACGAAAATAGAAAAGAAAGAGAATCAGATGAGAAAATATTACTTGAAAATCTTTCATCATATTGTAAGAGAATTGATTTTTGTCAAACTTTAGAAGAAGCTAAAAAATATTGTGGGGAGGAATAAATTATGGCATATGGTGAATGGTTACCAAAATTAAATCCACAGTATGGTGGATTTGAAGATGGTGATGTAATAGCTTATGAAGAAAGAGATAATATAGTTGGATATAGAAAAGCTAATTCCAATGATAAGTTTATTATTGGTGTAGTTTGTAATGGCTGTACTGCATTTAGTCATACAGAACCAAATCCATTCTTTTATGATTCTGCTGGTAATGAAATAGAATTTAAAGATAATCAGGAAAAAACTTCATATGGATTTATTCCTGTAGCTTTAAATGGTATTGTTAGAGTCAAATTCAAAGGCGAATTTGTTTCTGGTGGATTAGTGTGTATGTCTGATGTACAAGGAGTATCAAGATTACAAACTAATCCTGATACTGAAGTAGCTTTTGGTAAACTCTTAAATGATATAAGTCCTAGTGAAGGTGAAGAAGAATCAATAAGATATGTAGATATAATACTATTAGATAATAGTATTCTTACTAAAATTGATAATACAGATCAGGAAACTGAAGCTTTAATTGCTGAGAACAAAGAATTAAAGGAGCAAGTTTCTGAGCTTAATGATGCATTATTAGAAGTAATGTTTGGTTCAGAAGAGGAATCTTTTGATGAATTATAAGGAGTTGTTAAATTATGGCAAGTTTTTTGGCAAGAAATCTTATTGCAGGTAAAATCAAATGGTCTCAGATTGAGAATTCTAAGACTTATGCTAAGTATGCGGATGCTACACTTGTAATACTGGAAGAACAAGGTTACATAATTGATGAAAATGGTAATTGTGTACCAGCCTCTAACTGAAAACTATCTAAGAAGTTAATTCAAGAATTATTTTTACATAGTAAAAATATAGTAAGAAAAATTATAAGCTAATAACTGTTCCCTCTACCCAATTGGGTAGAGGGATATATATTATTCATCATTTCTCATATTGAGTAATATTTCACCAGCATATAAATATTTCTTAATATTAGAAAATTTATCTTCAAATTTGAATATATTATTCTTTCTATCTACCCAATATATAATATCTTCTGGTATATAGTCTAAAGCTACTGTATTATATGTAAATACTTCAATTTTTTCATATTTACTATACTCCAGAAATTTATCAATTTCTCTCTCCATAATATGGGGATGATAATCAAATTTCTTTTCTTTTATACCTTTAGACTTTAAGAAATCTATTTGTTTTTCTGTTTCTGGTACATATACTTTTAGCATTTATTTTTCTCCTTCCTTAAGAATAATATTCTTTTGCTATCGTACTAAGTAATGTTTTTCCAGCATAAAGATAGTTTGATATATTACCAAACTTCTCTTCAAATTTAAGTATTGTATTTCTCTTATCTACCCAATATAAATATTTTTTAGGTATAAAGTCCAATGCTAAAGTATTATATGTATATACTTCTAATGAAGTATTATAATTTTTATCTACCCATTCATCTACTTTATCAAATAAAATACTTGGGTGATAGTCAAATTTCTCTTCTTTGATATCTCTAGACTTTAAAAACTCTATTTGAGCATCACTTTCTGGAATATATACTTTCATTTTAGTCATAAATCATACCTCTTAAACTTAGATTCTATTTCTTTCTTTTCTAAATCAAAATCTTTTTCTTTTTTAAATATCATTCTCCATGTATAAACAATCAAGATTCCTATAAGTATAAGCATTAATATAACAAATATCAGATATATTATTCCTAAATATGTAATTACTTCTAGTATATCCATTACTTAGTAATCCTCCTGTCATAATAATCTACTTTATCTCCATAGTTTATATAATCTAATTGTTCAGAGTCATAGTACTTAATAGATTTTTTGAGTTTCTCTGTTTTATGTATATCATCTTTTACAAGCCGTACTATCTCTATATATCCTTTATACATCATAGCACTAAGTACAAGCATCATTACACATGTAATAATGCCACAAATTCTAATAAATATTGTATCATCCAATAATTTCATCTCCAAACAAAGTAAGTTGCTCATATTTAGGAAGAGTAACCTCTTTTTCTTTTTCTTTGAATCTTAACTCCTCGCATTTGAATCCATTATCATTTAGCCACTTAGAAACTAAATGTCTATGACAGAACTTTTCTGGAGATTCAAAGCACACTAAAATCCTATTTCTTAATTCTCTTTCTACAATCTTAGGATCAAGAGTACTAAGATAATTATTATAATCAATAGTATATTTATTTACATCCCTTGTTTCTTTATATCTATAAAGAATATCTTTAGGAGGAGCTAACTTAGGATATCTAGGAATAAAAATTCCTTTTGGTACATATAAAGCTATGCCAACACATCTAGTTTTCTGATATGAAGACATTTTCTTCATTGCCGCAAAATAAGAAGTATATATCATAATTCTACGTCTCCTATTATTTCTTTAATTTTATCTTCATCTTTAGCCCATACTACTTCAAAACTTTTAAAAGAATCTTTATATCTAGTAACCATATACACATATGGTTCAAGAGCACTTATTGGTCTTAAATGGTGAAAATCTAATCCCATTGTCATTTCTCTACTAATAACTACAGCTTGTTTTCTTTCATCATTATTAAATTTATAGTGAATAATATCTCCTTTTTGTAATAACGCTAACATGTAATATCACCATCCCCTTAATACTAAGTAATTTTATAATTAAAAATATACTATATATATGAGTAAGTAAAAAGCTCAAATAAAAGGAGGAAAATAAAATGAAATTAAAAGGTAAGACTGGAGGATCTTGGTCAAAGATCGTAGAGTTTAATAAAGGAGAATACATTCATAAATTTAGTGCTCGAGCAATTCAGTTTGCTGATCCAAGTTTTGTATTAAAGCATGAAATTATTAGTATCGATGGTACTGAGAAATATGTAAACAAATTTATATTTGCAATTTATGATATCAATGTAATAGAAAGATATGATGTATCTTTATTCATTGATCATCACAAAGATCTTCATAATTATAAGGATATCTTAACAACTAATCTTCTTTACTATATAAATAGAAGAAAGAAAATATTAGAAAAAGTTCATCCTAGAATGACCAATGAAGAATTATATGAGGCTGTAAAAAGTTCGAAGAATAGGTTCTCAGCAGATTTTATAATATATAGTACTAAAGAAGGAGATAAAGGAGATAGAAAAGTACGAATATCTTTAGCTAATATAGAAATATATAGCAAAAAGTATTACTTAGTTGCAGTTCAAATTAAAACTAAAGATGGTTGGGACTTAAAATCAATTTCATATGGCGGAAGAGCATTTAAATTGGTAGATGCTAAGAATGGAATTATAAATGTACCAGATGCTATCTTCCATTATAGTAATGGGAAACTAATTGCTTCTCCAGTATTTATTGGATATGAGAATGGATACATTAATGGATACATGAGAAAGAAATTAGAAGAATTAGTTAATGTAGCAATAGATTACATGAAAGAAAAAGGTAAAGAAAAACCATTCCTTAAGCTTAGAACTGATTATCGTGATTATGATACATATGTATATGGTATTCCTAAGTATGATAAAACTAAGCTTGCTAAAGAACTCAGATTGGATAATGAAAGCTGGGTTTTGCCATTTTAATAATATTTATATCCCAGAGCTTTATGCTCTGGGAATATATTTAGGAGGAATTAATATGGAAAAGAAAATTATAGAATGTAATGTTAATGGTTTCAAAATGTTATATACGGCTGAAATCAATAATATGGATTATCTTGGAGAGGAAAATCTTAATAAAAAATATATACATGTTAAGTGTACACTTTCTAGTAAGAAAACAGAGGAAACACTGTCTTATAAAAAGGTATATAGTTTAGATGTGAGTAAATTAGATACTCCTGATAATATTAAAACCTTTGTATGTGAAATTTTATATGATATTGATATTTCTTATAATAAAAATAGATTTATTGAAAAACTTACTGAAATTATAAAAGAATATAAATCCAAAAATTTAAATTTTGATAAATTAGAAGAATATTTTGATAATGATGATGATATTCATAGTTATTATTTAAGTAATGAGTTTAGTAGTTATATGGAATTTATACCAGTTAATGCTAATATTGAGTTTAATACAAAATTAGCTATATATCCATATTATTACAATAAATCATATAATCTTCATGTAAAATTAACATATTCTTATACTAAGTGGGATGATACTTTTGAGTATAAAATAAACTCAGTTAGTCATCTAAATAATAAGTGTGACTATGAAAAAGTAACTCTTGATATTTTAAGATTAATACATTATAAAGGATATGTAAATCCTACTATAAATACATTTAATACTGTATTTGACATGGTTGAATATTGTTTTGATAATGATTTGTTTAAGAATATTGATCAATTATAAAGGAGAAAATAATATGGTGGAAAAAGAACTTTTAAAATTTGAATTAAACGGATGCGTGTTTACTTATACAGGTATAATTAATGATCAGGATTTTACATTTATTCATATCAATTGTATTATATCAAATAGTGTCAATTGTATTATATCAAATAGTGATTCAGAAGATACAATAGAATATTCATATGGAGATGTATTGAATCAAATAAACAAATCAAATATTTTAGAAAAAGCTAATAATATTGCAGAATTGATGAATATATCTTATTGTAAGAATAAATTTATTAATGAACTTGTTAGTTTCATTAATGATGAATATTTACTCAAGCAAATAAATACATCTAAATTGATAGAATACTTTAATAAATCTGAGCATATGGATAAGTTATCTCATGCATTTGATAGCACTAAATTTGAAGATAGAACTGGCAAAATTTTTAATACTTATTTAAATATTTATCCATATTCTTTTAATAATAAATTCTTATTGCATGTAAATTTAGATTATAGAGATATTGGAGATGATATTATTCCTTATCTGCTCAATAATCTTACTACTTTTGAATTAGAGTTAGCTTCTAGCAATTATCAATTAAGTAGATTTGAAAAAGATGCAATAAATCTTTTAATGAAAATACAGAGTATTGGTAATGTAATTCCAAATATTGAATCTGTTTTAGATACAATAGATATGATTAAATATTGTTTTGATAATAGATTGTTTAAGAATATTGATCAATTATAAAGGAGAAAATAATATGATTAAAGAAATTATTAGCTCAGAATACTGCGGAATAAGGATTATATTTGAAATCAATATAAATCATAAATATCAGAATAAAGCTCAAATAATCCAGAGAAGTATTCTAAATGATAATGTTACAGAAAAAATTATAACTCTAGACTTATCTACTTTAGGAAATAAGTGCAATAGAAGTAATTTAGATGCTATATCTGAAGATATTGCAAATAGATTCAAAGTTGATGAAAATATCAAAGAAAAGTTTATAAATAATTTAACTGATATCCTCATTAAGCAAATTCAATGTAATACTGATTACTTAAAAGAAGAAGATTTAGAATTAATCAAGAGTAATTATAAATATGATAAACAATATTTGATGTTGCATTTGATTCATACATCTTCAGATTCTAAAGATGATTTTAGATTAAGTCTTAGAATTTACGGATATGCTATATTACCAAAAGGATGTGAAGAACCTGATGAATATGATTATGAAGAAGCTGAAAGATTTATACTTGCAGAAGTATCTAGAGATAATTATTTAGAGAATCCTTCTATCTTTATTTATAATATAGGATTTATAGATAAAGGATTTGGAATGATGATGAGAACTGAAGCTGCTTCAAATGATCTATTAAATGATATAATACACAAATATATAGATAATATAGAGGATGAATCATGTATTACATTTGGAATGGATAGAGAAGATATTAAGAAAATTAAAAAGAATGACGATCTTATTATCAATATTCCTGAATTAATAGCTGAAATAATGGTTTCATTGAATGTTAATGATGAAGAGCATAAGAAGATAGTATTCTTTAAATCTGATTCAAAAGAAGAATAAGAAATATACTATATATATGAGGGAGTCAGAGCTATATGCTCTGACTCTCTTTATATTAGTTTAAGGAGGAATTTAGATTTTTAGTTTAAAAAAGACAATATACTAGTTGAGTATATATAAATGAAGAAAAGGAGAAAACAAGATGCAATTAAACTTAGAGAATTATCTAGCTTTAGAACCGCTAGTGCGTACTGGAAACATGACTATCTATACAAAAGATATTAATGCCCAGAACTGGAACCAGTATTATACTGGATGTCTCAATCTTATGAAAGATGGTATTGAAGATACTTTCGTACAGAAGTCTAAGATTAGGATTGTATTTCCTGATGGTAGAGGATGTAATCTTACTATTATTGACTTCTTCTTTAATTGTATCATGTGGTACATGATTGTAGGAGCTGGAAGAGTAATAGAACCAAAACACTTGTTCTATAATCCAAACGCTCTTACTAAAAAGGATATTAAGAATTACATTGATAAATATGTAATCATTCCTAACAGAGAGATTATGAAGTCTAAGGACTTGAATAACATGATCGATGATGCATTATTCAAGTATATGGATGTAGATAATTTTTCTCTGTTCCTGGGGTCTACTATAAATCTTGAGGATAATATAAACCTCATGGATGCATCTCCTGAATTTAAAGAATTGATGAATACAGATCTTTCTAATATACCAATTGAAGATGTAAAAGATGTTGGTATGAAGCTTACTAATAAAGCAATAGAATATATAATTCATTCTAAAGAAATCATGGGGTATGAGCATTGTTTAGCTGATACATTCCGTTCTAAAGAAGGAACTAAAATAAATCAATATAAAGAATTTGCAGTTAGTATTGGTACTAAACCTGATGGAAAAGGTGGAGCTTATCCAATAGCTATTAATAAATCTTATATCAATGGTGGCTTTAGAGGTAATTTGTGCTATCAGCTTATGGATTCTAATACAGCTAGATTTGCACAGATTATAACTAAGAATAACGTAGGTGATTCAGGTAACTTTGCACGTATTATTGGATGGAATTCTATAGATACTATTCTTAGAGATGATCCAGAATATAGCTGTAATACTAAGAATTTACTTCGTATTGAAATTAAGAATAAGAAGATTCTTGAGAGATTTAGAGATAGATGGTTTAGAAAAGATCCAGAAGGTGTAGAATATTTATGTGATGGAGAAGATGAGAGCTTAATTGGACAGACTCTGTATTTCCGTTCACCTGAATTCTGTGAATCACATGCTCATGGTAATGGAGTATGTTTCCGTTGCTATGGTAAGTTAGCATATAATAATAGATATTTGAATATTGGTAAGATAGCAGCAGAGTTGATTACTTCTATCTTAACTCAGATGAGATTATCAGCTAAACATCTGCTTGAAACTAAGATTAGAAAGTTTAGCTGGAATGAAGCATTCTATAAGTTTATTGATGTTAATGATAATATACTATTATTAAACAATGATCTTGAGTTTAATCCAAGTTGGTTTATCTTAATAGATCCAGTTGATATTTGTCAAGAAAATGAATTGGATTATGATTCAGTAGACTATACTGATATTGCATCATTAGATGAAAAAGATGATGATTTTGATGATGATAATATTGAGTCTGACTTTAATGAGTATGTATCTAGATTCTATATTGGAAATGAGTCTGGAGAAATATTTGAGATTGCTGGTAATGAAGAGCAATATCATATGTATATTACTAATACATTGAATAAACTTATTAGAAGTAGTAATATTGCTGAAAATGGTATGATTAAGATTACTTTTGATGATGCTGAGTCTGCATCCTTATTCTGCTTAAAGATTGAGAATGATGACTTAGGTAAATCATTAGATGATATCAAACAGTTGATAGATAAGAAGTCTGTAACTACTTTACATGATGCACATTCTCTTACACAAGCTGTATTAGAAGCTGCAATTGATGGTGGAATAGATGTAATGTCTGTACACTTTGAGATTCTGATTATGAATCAGATCAGAAGCATAATATCAAATCTTAAGAAACCAGATTGGAATATTCCAAATGAACCATATAGAGTACTCACATTGAAGGAATCTTTAAGTGATAATCCTTCTGTAACTATTTCTATGATTTATCAGAATTTGAGTAGACTCTTAGTAAGACCTCTTACTTATAAGAAGACTGCTCCATCCTTTGTAGATGTATTCTTTATGAGAGAACCTCAGAACTTTATGACTGATACATCTAACCTTATTGATACTAGTATCAAACCTAGAAAGGTTAAACCATTCATTAGAGTTCATAGAAGAAAACGTTAATAGATTACCCAGAGGGAATTTCCCTCTGGGTTATTTTAAAGGAGTAAATATGACTTATTTATACTTGGCTATAACTGAAGATGATCAAGATATGGGAGTATTTACAGATGTAAAAGACTGTATAAAATATTTGGTATCCTTAGGGCAAGGTCCATCAGATTATATAGAAGTACCATTGAATCCTGAGATACCATATAAGAATATGTATAAAATATTTGATGGATATGTAAACTATTTCAGAGGTGATGTTGCATTACATGAGTTTAGCATTACATCTGGTAATATAACATATGCCAATCCAGTCAATGTATTTCAACCAGCAGCAAATACTGAATGTGAAAATAATATACCAATTACATGGTATTGTAGAATAATGGTTAGATCAGATCTAGCTAGTAAGATACAATCATTTTCTACATTTGTTATGAATACTGCTAAAGCTGAAATAGAAAAACGTATTAAAGAAATGCTAGGTGGTGTATAGAATGAGAATCTTGATAAAGCGTAGTACTATTATCATAGAAGATTACGTACTTGGTAATTGTACAAAGCTTGAAAGATCATTTATGATATTTGATAAAGTATACCATCGATATAATTGGAAGGGTGCATACTATTCTCAAGATGAGCATAGATTGTATCTTCCAAGAGGAGTAAATATTGGATGGTTAGAGCATCTATTAGAATGCCCATCTTATATGGAAGAAGAGTTTGACCCTATAGATCAAATATCTCCAGTAATGATAAAGTATCTTCCAAGAGATAAAGATCAAGAGACTGCTTTAGAGTTTATTCTTGGTAATGGGGATTATCTTGCTAATAGATATAAACCTCAGTTATCTGTAAATCTTAATACTGGTAAGGGTAAAACTTATGTTACAATAGCAGCATCTTCATTTCTATTAGTTAGAACCATTATGATTACATCTAATATAGATTGGATTAATCAATGGAGAGATTGTATATTGGAATATACAGATACTAAGCCAGAAGAGATTTATATAATTGCTGGAGCTATTAGTATTACTAAGCTTAAGAGAGGTATTCATGATATCTCTAAGATTAAATTTATTTTGGCATCTCATTCTACTATTCAATCGTATGCTTCTAAACATGGTTGGCCAGCAGTAGGAGAGTTATTTAGATTTCTTAAAGTAGGATTTAAAGTATATGATGAAGCTCATTTGTATTTTGATAATATCTGTATGATAGACTTCTTTACAAATACATATAGAAGTATTTATCTTACTGCAACTCCTGCTAGAAGTGATAGAAATGAAAATCAAATCTATCAGAAATCTTTGAAAGCTATGCCTAAGATAGACTTATTCCATCCAGATGATGATCCACATACTCAATACATATCTATACAGTATAATACACATCCAAATCCATATGAACTCAATAACTGTTCTACTGGATATGGATTTAGTATGATTAAGTATGCTGGATATGTAGTACATAAACCTATCTTTTATAAGATGCTTTATATCGTAATCGATATGTGTCTTAAGGTAGATGGAAAAGTTCTTATGTATATTGGTACTATAGATAGTATATTACAGATATACAATTGGATGATGCAAGCGTTTCCTTTCTTATATGGAAATATTGGAATATATAATTCTAGTATTCCTAAAGAGGAAAAAGAGTTTCAGTTAGAAAAGAAGTTTATTCTTACTACTACAAAATCTTGTGGAGCTGCTATGGATATTAAAGGTCTTAAAGTAACTGTATTAGCAGCAGAACCATTTAAGAGTGAAGTATTAGCAAGACAAACTTTGGGTAGAACAAGAGATGAAAATACTTCATATATAGAACTTGTAGATACAGGATTTGGTGCAATTAGGAACTACTACTATAAGAAATTAAAGGTATTTAATAAATATGCTACTCAATGCAGCAATATCTTGTTAAATGACCATCTAATTAATGAGAAGTATACTGAGTTGTATTGGAAGTACAATGAGAGAACTCTTGTATATTTAGAGGAAATGAAGAAAGGATTACCTAAAGTATTCCATCATGTTAAAAAGGAGTAATCTATGAATGATAGGTATAGAATGAAGATTAAATGTATAAGAAATATTGATTCTATTACAAAAAAAGAACTATTGAAAATTAATAGAAATGCATTATGTGGAGCTAATTCTGTAATACCAGGAATGATAGTACAACAATTACAAGATAGTAGAATTAATATATTATATTTGGGCGATGATGTAAACTTTGATAAGAAGGAGTAAATTATTATGAATAAAAGAAATTGTATGATATCCAAAGCTTATAAATTATGTGATCCATTTATTGGTAGTAAAAAAGTATTGAAACAAATAAAAAGATTATATGATTTGACTGATTCATATCTATTATTTAAAAAGCATAAGAAACTTAAATATCTTAAAATGTAACTTTTTAAGGAGACTATATATGAATAATAGACTAAGATTAAGAAGACGCTATCTTAAATATATGCCTGAAAGTATATATCAGCAATTATTTGTTGATAATGAGCCTTGGAGATATCTAAAGATAGAATCTAGATTAGATTCAGAATTTGTTTATTTAAAGCATGCCAATAAATCTATGAGGGAAACAAATTACTTTGGATTACCTCATAGAAAAGAATTTGAAAAAAGAATAAAGGAAGGTAGATTAGTATGAATAATCGATTAGTTTCTAGAGTTAAAGCATTGAATTTCACAGTAGATAATTTTCCTGAGTTTGTTGATGCACACGCTAGAAGATATTTTAATAAAAGAATGGAATTAGTATCTTCATTGATGAAAAGAGATATTATTAGAGTGGCTAGTAAATGTATTACTAGGCCTAAGTTCCAAAAGAAATTAGATGAGATGATAGAAACTAGAAAATCATTTCTGTTTAGAATTGGAGAATAAATAAAAATTAATAAATTTATATCATGTATAGGAATTATGGCAATGGTTTTGATTTGTTGTGGATAGAATCAAGATATATTATCTATGTTCCTAGAGGTGTAATTCTATGGAAGAATATAATAATATTTCAAAAGAAGAACTAATATCTGAAATTGAAAGATTGAGAATAGAGAATACTAATCTACGAAATCATATTAGTTTATATATATCTGTGCTATCTAGTATAAGAGATGTAACTAAAAAATATGCTCCAGAAATATCTAAATGTATGAGCAATCATAACTCTAGTATTAGCTAATAAAAAATAAAGGGTATTATATTTGCCCTTTATTTTTTATTATTAGAGTACTTCCCATTTTAAGGATAAGTAATTTTATAGTATATAACCAACATAAAATTAGTGGTTAAAATATTCAATGATTTGTAGTATACTAGCTATCAAACTCACTAGGTATACGAACAAGCAGTGTGTCCCTCTACCGAAAGGTAGAGGGATATATTGTGTTAAATCTCCTTATTCTGACTGTATAGTAATCTTATAGAAAGGAGACTAGAATATGCCTGATAATGTTAATATAAGACCAGAGGCACAAGCTACTAATCAGAATGCTACTATAACTCCTACTAGGATATGCTATCAGATGAGTACCACAAATAAATCATTTCTTAACATGCATTATTTGCTTAAGAGTATGGGTATTCAAAATAATAGATTCTTTTTAGCGTTACTTGATCCAGATTTAGCAGGTATATCTCCATTTGATCCTAATCTTTCATTTATGATGAAACAAAAGGTTCTTAGAGAGGTTACTAATAATTTCTGGTACTTTATACGAGAAGTAGTAAGAATTCCTACTCAAGGTGTTCCAGGTGGTGTTCCATTTGGATTACATAGAGCTAATCTTGCAATGTATTTTTGTATGATGTACAATCTAGATGTATTTGAAGAGATTCCTCGTCAGCTTGGTAAAACCATTGCTGCAGTTATAAGATATCTTTGGATATATAACTTTGGTACATCGTATTCTGAAATATCATTCTTGAATAAGAAATTGGTAGATAGTAAGCTTAACTTGTCTCGTCTTAAAGAAATAAGAAGTCTATTACCTACATATCTTCAGATGGACCAAACTTTTACTGAAAATGGTAAGAAGATAAAAGGTAGAGATACAGTAGAGTTTATTCATAATATTAATAACTCTAATGAGATTAAAGCAAGTGCATCTGCAAAATCAGAAGTATTAGCAGCATCATTGCTCCGTGGTCGTACTCTTCCATTACTATGGGCGGACGAGTGGGCATTTATACCATTCAATATGACCATATTTATTAATGCAGTTCCAGCTATTAAAACTGCTAAGATGAATGCAGCTAAGATGGGTAAACCATATGGTATTCTTCTTACTACAACTGCTGGTATGCTTACTACACAAGAAGGTGTAGCTGCTAATGAGATGAGAAAAGATGCTACTAAGTTCCATGAAAGATGGTATGATCTTACATATAATCAAATCATGGAGATTATAAATGCTAATCTCAAATCAAACTTTGTATATATTAAATTTAACTATCAGCAGTTAGGTAAAGATGAAAGATGGTTTGCTTCTGCTTGTAAAGACATGCTTTGGAACTGGTCTGAAATACGTCGAGAAATTCTACTCGAATGGAGAGAAAGTTCCGAGAACTGTCCATTTACAAATGAAGAACTTGAAACTATTAAGAACTATTGTAGAGAACCAGTTGATTCTAAGCTTATAATGAATAAGTATATATTGAATATCTATAATAATCAGATTCCATTAAGACCAGACTATGTACCTAAATATCCTCCTATAATTGGAGTCGACGTATCTGGTGGTTATTATCATGATTCATCTGCTTTAACTATAGTAGATTCTAGAACTACAGAAGTTATTGCAGATTTCCAAGATAATTCAATATCTCCAATAGACTTAGCTAGATTTATCTATGAAGTAGTTCATAGATATTATCCAAATGCTGTTATAAATGTAGAAAGAAATGGAGGTTATGGTGCATCAGTTATTGCAAAACTATTAGAGACCGACTTAAAACCTAATCTTTATTTCGAGATTAAAGATAGAATTATTGAAGAAAAGAATGATGGAATCCGAGTAGTAAAGAAGAAGCAAAAGACCAAAGTATTTGGTTTAGATTCTTCTAAGGATAAACGTGACTTACTTATTGAAATTCTTAGAGAAAGAGTTCAATATCATAAAGATAAGTTTGTATCTCCTAATCTTCATGATGAAATGCAACATATGGAAACTAAGAGAAATGGTAAAGTAGAACATTCATCTACTTCACATGATGACCAGGTATTCTCTTATCTTATGGCTCTGTATGTATGGTATGAAGGTGTTGAGCTTAGAGAAAGATATAACATTCAGAAATCTGCTATTAAGACAGATGATGATATTGATGAGCCTATTAATAATGTAGTAGATAATAATTCTCCTATAATAGAAGAAATTGAATTTATTCAAAGAGATAAAGATGATGAAACTGCTAATATGATTAATGTACTGAAACAAGGTTCTGGTATATTGCTCAAAGACTTTATTATGAGAGAGCGTAAGAAGGAAGAAGAAGCATTTAAACTTCTTATGCAGAACAAAGCTGTTGTAAGAGCAGTTGCTCAAAACAATGGCATAACTGAAGATGAAATAAATCAGATATACAATACTGGTAAGACTATTCCAGATTCAGTTCTCAATTCATTTAATACAATGGATGGAGAAACTGACTTTATGCAGAATGATGAATATGCTATTGCTAGAAATATATTATCACAATTAGAAACTTATGAAAGATCATCGATGAGATAATATGTAACACATCATATACCCCTCTGGAATGATCCAGAGGGGTATATGCAGATTCGATGTATAATAGTTTGGGAGAAAATAAAATGAAAATTTAATTGTATCCTTACTATTAAGTCAATATTAAAAAGCTATTCATATTGAAACCATAAATAAAATACCATAAGGAGGGAATATTTAAATGGGTTCATTTTTACAAAACTCTAGAGCATATAATATTAAAGCAGAAACTGAACTGGCAGTTATATTATCTCATTTTGATGAATCATATATTTATAATGTAATAGATGATAATATAAATATGCTTAACCAACAGTTTAATTCTGTTCCAATGCCTAATATTACTAATAGCTTTGAAGATAATTTCAAAGCATTACATTTACATTATCCAGAAAAAAGAGAGGAAATAATTCAGACTAGATATGATACATATTATCAGATTATTGATATGCTTTCTAAGAAGTTTCAATTTGAGTTTCGTCCGTCTGATGATATGGATATATATACAGTTGCTTATTATACATATGATTTTTTCTTAGCTAAGTATCATGCATTTATTGTAAAATTCTTAACTCATGTAATTGGAACTCAATGTGAAGTTCTTTATAATGCTTTAGGAATGGAGCAGTTTAAGAAGAATAAAGATATTTCTACATCTGCAAATAAGCAATTGTATAAGAATCAACATCTTGCTATACTTTGTTCTAATATAGATATGGTTTGTACATATATTAAGGATATGGATTTCTCTATGGAGCAGATTCTTAATATCTGTTACGATAATAACTATACTACTGTATCTGTATTCTTACAGCATATTTTCCCTATCTATGATTTTTATAAAACTTATTATGCTACACTTTTATACAATGAAGCATTACATTCAGATATCATAGCATGTACACAATGGGAAATTCAAAGAAGATACTCTAATGTATCATTAGTATAAAGGAGAGATATAATAAATGGGAACTATTTCAAGCATTATTTCTGAAGAGAGTAATCATCTTAAAAATCAGTATGGATATTTTAATGAAGAAGAGTTAAATGAAGTAGTTGAAATTGCTGAAAAATATCATGAGGATAATACTTATGATTATAAAGCAAATATGAAACCTACTACTCTTGCTAAACTTGTTAAAAATCTTGTTATAGACCATGAAGCTAATAAAGATAAGTTTATTACACAGGCTCTTGAAGAAATCTATCTTCTTGCCGATATAAATAAAGATAGAGAAGAGATTAAGAAGACTGTAGAAGAGAGTAAAGAAGATACTAAGAAGTTTCTTCAAGAATATATAGAGCATGAAAAACAGCAGAGAGAAATGATGGAGCATAATCTCTTAGAACAAGCTGAGAAATGTGAAAATGAAGATGAGAAGAAACGTATGATTGAAACTTCTCAGGCATATACAGATGGGTATACTTTTAAAAGATTTATTAAATATATTCAGTCTGAACAATATAAAAAGGATCTTAAGAAGAATTCTAAGTCTAAGCATGTTAAGAGATTATTTGAGGATTGTGACTACATTATATCTAAGATAGTAGGTCCATCTGGATATAATATGAATTTTACAAAAATAGCTGGGCAAATATATGCTGCAAGATATGGTTCTCTTAAAAAATATTATCATATAATAGATGATTTTATTGTAGCTTTAGTTCTTCATATATCTAAAACAGTTGATATATCTAATAGGGCTGATATGATGTATGCATATAACGTAGCTTCAAATCTTAATCACCTCTTTAATATAAATGCTTTTGCAACTAACTTTGATAAAGAAAAAGATAAGTACTTCGAAGAAGCACTTGATGCTTTTGTTGAGCTTCACACAAATGATGAAGCTAATGCTGGATAATGCCTCACTTCCAGTATTACATTTTTCATTCTTTGTTTTACTCCTTTCATCTCTCCAACCCAAATTTGGGTTGGAGAGAACATTTGTGTAAAATGTATAAAGGAGGAGAAACTAATGGCAGAAAATGTTCAGCTTTTAGACAATATCCCAATGCTAGCGGATGTAAATGTAGAACCTAGTATCTTTCTTGATATCAAACTTTCTTACCTCGATTCTAAATTAGATAAGATGGTACGGGTAATGAAAAATATGGTATATAAAATCATCTACCTTGAAAAAGGTAGACTTTGTACTGTAGTAGGAGAAGTAAAAGATATCTCTAGAATCTTTACTACAGTTACTGTAAATGAAGATAAGAAGTCTTATAATGAGTATGTACTTACTATAGATTGCTCTAATAAGTATAATACTAATGTAAAGAAGATTCGTACTGGAGATATACGTTCTATTCGTAAATTCATTGATCATATGGATGAAGATACGGATATTCCAAATGCTATTACATTAGATGGTAATACAGTAGCTTCTAAGATTACTAATGTAATAATTAATAATATTAGAGTAGAAGATACAGTTACTATTACTAAAGAGAATGGTATTGCTGAGTATAATACTGATAGCTTTAAGCATATAGTTGGTGGTGTTATTGAAGGTGGTAAGACTGATTCTACTGCTGTAACTAATAATGGTGTAGCCACTGGTGCTAATAATCTTGGAAATATAATTCATATAGATAATGGTGTTACATCTGGTGAAGGAGACATTACTGCTGGTAATATTATTACTGCTATGATTTCTTTCCCTCATTTTGATTCTTATGATACTACTGAAGATCCAGAAGATATTAAAAATAAAACTATCTATGGAGCTATTCATGTAGTAAGTGAAGATAATAAGTGGTATGGAGATATTGAAGAAGTTATTATATCTCATTCTAAGATAACTGGTTATTCGACTGGTGGTAACGTAGTAGATGCTATCAGAGATAATACTATTGTATATGGTGGTACTATTTCTGGTGAGAATATGAAGACTACTAATGCTATTACATATAATGATATTACTACTGATGGTGTAACTACTGATGGAGTAATCAAAGGTGGTTATGTAGTTACAATTATAGATGGTGGTAGAACTTGTTATTTGTATGGAGATGACTTAGTTACTACAGGAGCAATTGCCAATAATTGTGTTATTACTGGTGGTACTGTAATTGAAGGTACCAATGGTATTTATCCAGGAGGAGCAGGTGGAGAAGGATTTAATGCAACTATCAATAGTACTGTAATTGGTGGTATTGGTACTAATGGAGTAGCCTTTGGTGGTCATACAGAAGGCGGAGAAATGTCATTTGAACAGAAATTCAATGCTTCTGACTATACTATTAGTCATACTCCATATACTGCAACTGATAATACTCCAGATGAAGTTACTCCTCCTATGCCTTGGAGATATGATAATACATTATTCAAGGTTGGTGTTGGTGATGTAACTGGTGTTATTACTAACTTCCATTCTGCAAGTAATTTATAAAATACTGTATTACAAATATATAAGAGACAAATATCTCTATATATAATTTTAAGGAGGAATTTAATTATGGTAGGTTCTTGGAATGTAGACGTAGTTGTAGGCAAATTGCCTCAGAATGTCGCTACAGCATTTGCTGCTTTGTCTGAAAAGCTTCTCGGTGCTGAGTATACTCCTATTGCGTATCTTGGTAGCCAGGTAGTAAATGGAGTTAATCATGCAGTATTGGCTGAGCAGACCATTATTACTGGTAAGGATACTAAGAATGTAGTAGTAATCATCTTCAATGAAAAACCAGGTTCTATGGATCCTCTGACTCTCGTAAGCATTGATCGTGTTGTTGAGAGCGGTGCTCCTATGGGTGGTACTCAGGTAGATGTTAAGACTGAGCTTAGTGCAGAGGATAAGGCTGTATTCGAAAAGGGTATGGGCGGTTTTGTTGGTTCTAAGGTAGAACCTTTTGCACTTCTTGCTACTCAGGTAGTAAAGGGTATCAATTATATCTTTGCAGCAGAGGTTACTCCTGTAACTGAAAATCCTGTTAAGAAGGTATCTCTTGTTACTGTAAATACTCTGACTCCTGGTGCTCAGTTTGTAGATCTGCTTGCTGATAAGCAGGAGATGGTTGGTTATGCTTTCACCTGGCTCGGTGCTCCTCTCGGTGAGTGGCCTTGATGATAGGTGATTGCTATGAAGATTCCTGAGTATAATTTACCTGATTATCAGAATGATAGTCAGGAAGTAATCGAAGCTAAACTTAAAGCTATCGAGAAACAAAAAGAACAAGAAGCTCAAGAAGAGAAAAAAGAAGAAGAGTAATTCTAATCCCTCTACCCTTAATTGGGTAGAGGGATGAATTGTGTTAAAAGTACTAAATCTAACTTAAATATAAGCTTACCTTTTATAGAAAGGGGAAAATATCATGTACAAAATTCCTAATTTTGTAAAGGTATCTAAAGATAGTGTTCTATATAATGATTCTGGTACATTTAATCTATATGTACCAGAGAGATACTTTGAACTAAGTGCTGCTAAATATGCTGGTAGTTATATTGAACTTCTTGGAATTTGTAACTATGCCATTGAAAAGAATGGTAAACTTGGAGAATTGCATGATTTCTATATACCTACAGTATTTACCACTAAACCTCATGATGTAGAAAAACTTAAAGATGTTCATCTTACAAAAGATAGTCCTAAAGAGGACTATAGAGTTCTTAAGTATATTAAAGATGATCCTATTATTGTAAGTACTAGAGTACCACAAGATATTTCTTATGTTGAATTACTTCTTAAGATGTTTATAATTACTGGAGATATACCTAATACTATTCCATATGATAAGATTCAGAATATGATAATAGATAATATGGCTATCAATGGTAATGATTATAAAGTAACATTACAACTATGGGGATTCATCATATCTGAAATATGTAGGTCAAAGAATAATCCTGAAATACCATATAGATTGAGCAAGTCTAATAATCTACATGATTATAAGTCTATTTCAATCAAAGAAGTTTCTCGTATGGATAGTCCATATTCTGCTATAAATACAGAGAATTTCGATGTATCTGCAGTTAAGGCTACACTTACAGATAATGAGTCTACATCACCACTTGAGAAGATTATGACTGGTGATTTTGGCTAATTATTGGGTTATGTATGAGAAACATATGAGTAATGTTACAAAAAATTTGTAATGTATATTAACCTAAAAAGGAGGAAATATAATGTATCCAAGTACAAAATTTGAAATAGTGGATCAGAGTTATTTAAATACTCTGGATGTAGTTCCTGAAGACACTAGAGATCGCCCTTATATGATGCAAGTATTTGCTGCACCTAAGGGACCAGAAGAGTGGCAGAATGGCATCATGAGTAAGAAGTTCTACAATTACTATGGTGATAAGCCAGTATTTAATAAGTATGGTCAGCCATTGCTTCAGGCAACTATGCTTGCATCTGAGGGTGCTCGTATGGTTGTTAAACGTGTAGTATCTGATACTGCTAAACTTGCAAATATTTTGATTTATGCAGAAGTAAATCGCAAGACTGAGCAGAAGGTGGATGGTGAAGGTAATTTTATTTATTACGATACCACTGGTATGGAAACACTTGATTCATCTCTTGCTAATACCAATTTGATTAGTTCCACTCCATTTGGAATATTTGATTCAACTGGTTTGGATTGTGCAACAGTTGATAAGTGTGAAGTTACATTCCATGCTGAAACTTATTCTAGACCATTTGATGCAACTCGTGATGGTCTTAAGAAATGGAAATCTTCAGTTCTTAATGATGAACAGTTTAAACATGATGCACCTATTGGTACTGTAGGTGTAGTAAATGATATTGACCCATCAATGAATGAAGATGCAAACACTGTTGGTGCTGTATATCCATTGTTCCTTATCACTGATAATGGACGTGGTGTATCCAACAAGTCTATTAAGATTTATACTGATGAGACTGCTCGTCGTCCTGTAAATTATTCTCGTTATATTCTTGAAGTATATGAGAATGGTACCCGTCTTGAGCAGATTGCATTTACTCTGAATCCTGACCAGACTGAAAATGGTACTAACGTTGCAATTGATAACTCTATTGCATTGAATTCTGATCAGATTCGTTCAGTTTGCTTCTATGATTGCATAATCGATTTTGTAAATCAAGTATCTGAAGTAACTGGTCTTGATTATGATACAGTTATGAGGTATGACTTGTTCTATAATACAGACGTATATGGAAAACCAATTAAAGATTCTAATGGTAATTATATTTATGAGTCTAATTGGAGTGGAGATGTAAACTTTACAACTGGTACTGGTATACATCTTAATGGTGGAGACGACGGTTTATTTGGTACAGATCCATTGAACTCTGTAGAATATGAAGATAAGCTTTGTGAAGCTTTCTATAACTATTCTGATGAGATCTACGATCTCGATAACTTCCCTGTATATATGATTGCTGATGCTAATTATCCTCAGTCTGTTAAGAGAAAGATTGAGGAATATGTAAACTTCCGTGATGATGTATACTACATGCGTGATATGGGTACTGATGGTCTTACTACTCTTGCTTCAATTCAGGATAAGGATGAATTGAATGTTAATAGCCGTGCTATTGGTACTTATCATATGTATTATGATATCATTGACCCTATATCTAGAAAGCAGATTACAGTAACTTCTACTTATCTGAATGCTATTAGGTTCATAGGTCATTACATGAACGGTCTTGCTCGTCCATTCTGTGGTATTAGATATGAAGTAACATTCCCTGAAGTTATCAATGGTACTGTAAACTTCTGTCCTAAACTTACTCCAGAATCTTTGACTGGTGACCAGAAGCAGATTATTGATGACCTTCGTATCAATTACGCTGGTTATTACTCTGGTACTTTGGTACTTGAGACTAACTACACTTCTCAGCGTAGAAATACTGAATTGGATTTCATGTGCAATGTACTTGCAATCCAGAACTTGATTCGTAAGATTCGTAAGGAATGCCCTAAGATTCGTTACGCTTTCTTCACTGATAATTCTGGTAATAGCTCCAGCAGCTTCTCCAAGTATATTGATGATGTTCAGGCAGTTATCGATAAGTGTGCTCCTGATTTCGCTAGCATTAGTCTTACTTACGAGCAGAATAATGTATATGAGAACAATAAGATCTTCTATGCAGCTATTGAAGTAAGTAACCCAGATTGGATTCAGGCAGAACGCTTCAAGATCACCGTAGTTCAGAATGTATAAGGAGGAGTAAAAGATGGCAGCAGAAATTAAAAGTATTTTTACTGGCCAGGTTACTCCAAGAGACCTGACTCAGTATACTTTATACCGTGGTGTAACTGACTTTTCTCAGCTTCATCAGTTTAACATGTTTGAAGGTGGTTATTCCTTCCTTCATGTAATTAAGATTCCTAAGTTCTTAGATGATCTTACTTCTAAATCTGATGAATATAAACAGTTGATTCATAGTTATCGTCATTATCTTGAGTATGCATTCAAAGGTTTGAGTGGATTTGAGGATATTACTGCTGATACTGGTGAAGTTAATAATGGTGTATCTACCATGAACTTGATCAATAAGGTAAATATGCAGTCTGCTTCTCAGTTCTCCATGAACTACAATGAGCAGCATGGTTTGCTCCTTGCTAAGGTTCATGAGCTCTTCCTTCGTGGTATTAAGGATCCTAAGACTGGTGTTAAGACTTACAATGGTCTTATCGATGGTCCTGAGGGTAATACTACTATGGCAGCAGGTTATGAGAATGAAGTATTCACCTTCTTGTATTATGTGTGTGATAACACTTGCAGAAATATTGAGAAGGCTTACCTCATCGTAGCAGCTCAGCCTACTACAGCAGCTCTTGGTGATGTTTCTAACTCTGAGCGTGGTCAGTTTGACTGGAAGGAAGTTTCCGTACAGTTTAATGGTATTCCACTTGTTGGACCTGCAATTACTGCAAAGGCTCAGCAGTTCTTGAACTTCATTAACGAGCATACAATCTTCGATGAAATGAAGTTCGGTTATCAGGCTCTGAAGGATATGCCTAATCCAGATGGTACTGGTACTGTAGTAGTTGATTCTCCTAAGGTAGAATTCTAATAATAATAAAATATTCCCTCTACCCATTTGGGTAGAGGGGTATTTTGTTACTTTCTATTAAGCTTCAAGTCCTTATCTTCAATGGTTCTAGGAATGTAATCTCCATCATTTATCAAATTTGAGTTGATAGTAGCACCTAATAGCCATACATTGAGGTTATTACGTGCTAATGAGTCTTTTGTATCCAATTCTACATCTGATAGTTTTACTATTCCTGTAGTATTGATTATATTATAGAACTCAGATTTAGCTTCCATTGCATCTGCTCTAAAGGTTGCTAATTCTTTCATAGCTGCATCTGCAGAGATAACTGCTAATGCTTCAAACTCTCTATCTGAAGTATTACCATTCTTATCAATAGAAAGTAATAATCCAGATTTCATATCTCTTGAAGATATATTAGTAGAGTTAGAATTCTTTTTAGAGATGAACTGTTTCATTTTCTTCAATGGAACATATACAGTTAATGTATCTTCAGACTTAACTGGAATGCCTTCTTTATTAGTATAAAGGAAAGGAAGATTAAGCTTCTCCATCATTGGTACATTAATGAATTTAAGGGCTTTATCTATCTGCTCCATGTTTGGTTCTATATCAAATAGTTTAGTCTGAAACTTAAGTGGAAAATCCTGCTCAAAGAACTTTATAAATTCTTTATCATTTAACTTAGCAAACTTCTTTTTGTAAAAAGCAGAATTTTCTCCTGACGGATCTAATATATCCATTACTTTATATACTAACTCTTCACATTCTTTTCTTTTCTTGAACATGTTATCTACCTCCTATTATGAGTAGGTTTTCATGATAATTTTACCTCCTACCCTTTTTTGAGGGTAGGAGGAAGGGGTGGGTCACCAGCAGTAAGCCTACATTTACTACACGTAAATGTTTTTAGAAGATATATTTTTAATATGGAGCACCATTTTCTTTCCACTGATTCCGATAAAAGTTTGCTTTACCTCTAAAGATATCTCCACCATCTCCATAAGTACCATCATCATGCCAGAGATAGATATCCCAACGCTCACAAGTAGTCTCTGGTCCATACTGTTCTTCTGGACCATATGCACCATAATAACCATCTTTATTATCTGCAGCCTCACCATGAGTCATTACTCTTTGCTGATCAATAGTAAGATCAAGAGCATTTGCAAGTACTGCAATTACCTGAGACATAGATTCAATCTGAGCTGCTGTAGGAGCACACTCACCAAGACCAATTGCTGGATTTGGACTAGCACCTACTGCTGCATTTAGCGTAATACCAACAGAACCACTATTTCTTTTCCAAGTATGATTTCTAATTTCAGAGAAATCATCACAATCAGTATAGATATTTCCTTCTCCATCAATTGCAATATGATAATCCATTTTACCAGTCTTAGGATCATAGAAGAACTGATCATAATAACCAGCAGTCCAATGTAAATAGAGCTTTACATCTCTACCATAAGATTTTGCAATTGACCAAAGGTCATCATAAGAGTTTCTTGCAATCTGATAGATTTCAGAAAGTGTAATAGATCTAACAGCCATTTTATTTTCCCCCTTAATATAATAATATGATTATATTAAAGTCGAACTAGAATCTTTATACTCAAACTTTTATGTAAGGGAGGGAGTTGCCATGATATTAGATAGTGTACTCAATGAAATATCTATATTAAATAAAATTAAATCACATGTAACTGGATCTATAATTGATGATATGGAAGAGTATTTAGATTCTTATATTAAAAATAAATATGATAAATTATATATTAGATCCAATCAAGATTTTTCTTATTGGGTTAATTTTGATAATGGAAAAGAAGTAGATAGATATCTTGATTTATTTGGAAATGGTTTTATACCAAAACCATATAGATCTGCATTTATTATATGTGAAAACAGAAAAGAATATAATGCAATTAAACAAACTTTCAAATATATAACTAAAGTTTGTAATAATGAATTTAAAGATAAAACTGATTATTATAAATTTACATTGGCTCAAAATCATTGGTATGATAGAACTATGATAGAATTTATTACTATTGTACCAGTTGATTATAAAAATAGCTATCTTAATATTTATTAAATTAGGAGGAAAATATTTATGATATTAGATAGTGTACTTAATGAAGTATATATATCAGATACATCTGTTACATCTAAGATAGTAAAAGTATTTGAAAAGATGTCTAAGATTAAGATATCTGAAGAAAAAGAAAAGACTATAAAACTTGTGAATGAATTAATAAATGTACTTAAAGAATTTACTAATGCAAATAGAGTTGAAATAGATTTAGATGCTGTTGGAAGTTGTTTTACTATACCACCAAGATATAATAAACTACCAGAATATAAAATTACTAAAAAAGGAATACGATTTACTAATAATACAAATATATATATTTATATTAATATAAATCCTAATTTAATATTTAATAAGAAAATTAATTTAACTCCTAGAGAAATAACAGCAATATTATTACATGAAATTGGACATAATTTTTCTCATTCAATGGTACCTATTCATGATGTATTGGAAACTATAAAACTTGCTATTCAAAAGAGGAATATGGAAACCTTAAGATTAAGTGATGAAGAAAATAAAATGAAAAATAACTCAGATGATGATAATATTTTAAAAAAGAATTTACAAGATATCTTACTAAATGCTGATAATTTTGTACAAAACGGTAAATTGGTACTTTCTGGTATCCTCAGCTCTCTATCTACGGTAGATAGAGAACGTTATATGGACGAAAAAATAGCAGATAGTTTTGCCACAATGTATGGTTTTGGCAAAGATTTATCATCAGCATTATATAAATTAAATAAATTTAAGTTTAATATATATAATAAAAAATATAGTCATATTGATGGAATTATATTAGGTACTATATCTATGAGCAGAGAAATTCTATTTGATGAACATCCTCAAGATATAACTAGATTAACTAATCAGATTAATCAATTAGAATATGAATTATCTCATAATAAAGGTCTTAGTGAAAAAGATAAAGCTCAATTAAAGAAAGATATTAGAGGAATTAAAATGGTTATATCTCAATATAATACTATTAGAAAATCTGATAAATTTAGTTTACCATGGAAACTATATTATAAATTTATTACTGATTTTATGGGAGGAGAAGAAGTAATGAATAAAATTACTACTCCTATAAATCAAGTTATTTAAAACTAGTATTTATAATCAAAAAAAAAACAATAAGGTAATTCTATGTAAGTAAATAGAATAAATATAATTTATATATAATAGGATGTGATTATAATGATTTTAGATGAAGTATTACAGAAAGAAGATACTACATATACTGAAGATAGTATGGTAGATATGTTTGTAGAAGGATTCTTATATGCATTAGAAATGCAGGAAGAAGGTAAGAAAGCTCAGAGTATTGAAGAGTTAAGTAATACTCTTAGTGAAGCTGCTAATGTAGCTATTAGTGAGAGTATTAAGCCATATCTTTCTGCTTATGGAAGTGCTGTAAGTACCAGATTATTAGGCGGCAATATAGCAGATGTATCTAATATAGTATTCTCAAAAATTTGTAGAGATATAATTAGAAGATTAAAGAAGTCTCCTAAATATAAAAAATATGAAAAATTTAATAAAAGATTAACTTATCCAGTTAAAAATACTCTTCTTGCATTTGGAGTAAAACTTTTATTGGCTCCAAATATTTTATTTGAATTAGTAGTAGATAAAAAAGAAGAAAGTGAAGCCAAAAAATATATTGATATGCTTTTACATGATGCAAATACAGAATATAAAGGTATAATAAAACGTATAGATGTAAAAATAGAGCATAATGATGATGAAGTACTGTTTTTGATAACTAGACAATGGAACTATTAATATTTTGAATACAATAATTTTATTTTACCCCTGTACCGTAATGGTACAGGGGATTATCATGATTATATTTATCATATTTTATATCTTTATTATCTTCTAAATCTTTTTCATTTTAATTATATTATCATTGATTTCTTCTAAGTCTTTCAAATGATTTATGAATACTACTAGCACCACCATAAAATATATCAGCTAATTTAGATCTAATATCTGGAGCATGACGACCATAAACAAATTCAGTTATTTTTTCCATAGCAGCTCTAGTTTGATGAGCATAATTATCATCACTAAACATTTCTTTATCAGAATCAGATAATTTATTAAATTCATCATAAAGTTTATTTAATTTCTTAAGATCATTTTTTACTTGATACTTAGTTTTCTTATCAATTCTAGGATCTTCTAAATCTTTTTCAAGTAAATTTATAGAAGTTTTAAGTCTAGCATTAAAATTTGGATGACCATTTGTAAGAGACATAAAATGATCGTAAATATATTCATTTATACCTATCCAATGTCCTACAATTGGCATTCTTGAAAAATCTTTATTAGTATCTACACCATCATCTATTACTTGATATTCCATTTTTATTAATGCAGATTGTAATTCTGGTCCATATCCTAATAATGTAGCAAATGAATCAGAAAAAGTTTCTGCTGGATAACTAAATACATTTGCAAATACTAATGATTGAGCAACTAATACTGGTGATAATAATATGGTAGCCATAATAGAAGGAATTTGTTGCATTTTTAATACAGGGTGAATAATTTTAAATAAAATATCAAATATATGAGGTATAAAATTAATAAATCCAGTAAGTATATGTTTAATAAACAATAATCCAGGAGATTTTTGAATCATATTAGTTATAGCATTATCTAGCATTCTAGTAGGAGTGGTTAAAGCTAATAATGTAGTAAGAATATGAGATGGATTAGCTCCAGCAACTCTACCAGATAAAATTTCTGATGTTGTTACAATTGTTCTTAAAATAGGTATACCTAAGAATCCAGGTAATACAGCAGTATCAAAATTATGACCTACTTCATGTAATAATACCGCTAAGACTTCAGCAGATGTTAATTTTTTAGAAAATAATAGTGGAGCTGTTATATAAATTATTGTACAGAATTTTTGTTTTTTATCATATTTAATACCTTTACCTTTAATAGACAATGCAAATGGGGCTCTAACATTTGCATCAGGAGTTATAGACATTGGAAAAGTATAAGCATTTGGTAACTCAGTATCAGTATCAAGTAATAAACTAACTGAATAAAATCCAAAAGTATCTTCAAATGCTTGACGTAATTCTTGCCATTCAGTACTACTTTCAATTCCTTTGAACATAGTATCAAATCCATGAAGAATAGTACCTTTTTCACCATATTTATTTCTTATCTTTTCGATAAGATCTTCCATATGTTTAAGCTCTTTATTTTTACCTAAGTATGCTTCATTTAAAACTTCATCTAAAATCATAATATTTACCTCTCATTATTTACTTATTTTATCTGATATTGATTTACCTATTTTCGAACCTTTTTAAAAATAGTAGACTTGGTTAATGTAACTACCATACTAGCATCCATAAATATAATGAATTCATTAATATTTATCTCTCTTAAATACTATCTCAATATCATTATCAATACAGTTTTCTACCATAGTCATAATATTATTGAACATAGCAATATCAGGATTAGAAGACTCAGTCTTCTTACAAGTACATTCATTTATAGGCTTCTGACAAGACTTACAAATTTCTGCTGTATCAGCAGACTCAGACTTAGAGCAAGTACACTCAGTTACTGGGTTTCCGCAGCCTTTACAGATTGCTACTGCTTTATGAGTCTTACTTGCTTTAGCTGCTCTAGACTGAGCTTCCATAATTCCTTCTAAAGAAATATACAAAGCCAGTTTATCTATATGATTCTCTTGACATACATCAGCAACTGCCTGTTTAATACTACCAATCTTATTAAACTTCATATAGTCAATAATATCTTCTAAAGAAGATACATTCTTATCATCTTGCATTTTCCATACACGAACAGCATTTACAGGGAAATTGAATGTAGAAGCATCATAAGTTACTGCTTCTGAAAGAATTGTATTAAAAATATTAAACTCTCTACTATTCTGGAATATAGAACTTCCAAGAATTGCAGAGTCTTTTAAGATATCCTTGAGTTCACTAGGATTAATAAGTTTCATATATATCTACCTCCAAATCTCGTATTATGATACTGTCGAGGATATATGTCGTTATTCCCCCCCCCACAACTTTTAATTAAGAGGTGAATAAATATGAGATATAATGGTATAGAATTTTACGATTCAGTAGATTTCACTGGGGGGGGGGCGAATTACACCTCCAGTAAATATCTAGTATGGATGGTTGCTAATCCTGATAATAATATATACAATAATGATATTGGCCTTTATGTAACTGAATTTTATTTCTCTTTTGATAATTATAAAGGAAATGATATTTGGGTAAACTTTGAATTAGCATTTTGTGAAACTGGTACAAATCCTGAATTACTATCAGGTGGTTATATTGTTCCAATTTATCCACAATATAAAAATATTTCTTTTATAAATGAAAAGGTTTTATCTATTGGATATAACACAGAATCATATTATTTAGGTAAAGATAGATCATTCGAAAACCCATATTATGGATTAGGATATTCTATAGGTACTAATATGTATAACAGAGTATTTTATAAATATCATATACATTTTTATGATGGTAAAATATACTATTATAAAGAAAATTCTTTAGTTTTGACTAAAGAATTTGGATCATTAGATCCAGATAGATATTTTGGTATAATACACATTTTATCGTCTAGATCTTGGTATAGTTCTAATCCTAAAATAGCAGTAAAGAATATTAGTATTACTGATAGTATGACTAATATACTACCAAAACTACCTTATACATTAGGAGAAAAAGATAATGAAGTATATGGATATAAAAAGCAAAGTGAGTGATATAAATGAGACTACCTAGTTATAAAGATATGATTGATGAAGATACAATAGCATTTTTCCCATTTAACGGAAATTTGAATAATGAAGTATCGGGAGCGGGGTATTCATTTACCACTAATCAAACTCCTGCATATACAAATATAACAATTGGTAATAAAACAGTTAAATGTATCTATCACACTAATGGTTCTGGTGGAATATTATGGTTTTCTGATGCTTCTATTATAGATAATAATGATTTTACTATAGATTTTATGTTTAGGATTTTTCAAAATAACACTGGTTATATTTGTAGACTGTTTGAATATAGAGCTTATAGTTCTAATTTAGGAGTAGTTATAGAGTTAAATCAAGATGGTTCTAATGAGCTTGTAATTACAAAAGGTAATCGATCTATATATTATTATCGTATTCCATTAAATGAAAAATTTAAAAGTACTTATCATCATATGGCAGTCACTAAGAAGGATACAAATTTTTTTATATTCTTTTTAGATGGCAACAAAATTTTTCAGGGAAATATAGCACTTGGAGACTTTTCTCAATTTAGAATAGATATAAGAAGTTCTAACCCTGCAAATTTATTTTATTATAGATTTAGTAAAGGGATTAAATATATAGAGGACTTTACTAGTCCATTAGAAGATCCTTATTATTTTCTTAAAGAAAATGATAATAATGTATACGGAATACAAAAATAAAATTTCCCCCTGTACCATTACGGTACAGGGGAGATTTATTTTATTTATGAAAGTATCCTCCATTACCTTTCTTCTCTCCTACTTTAATTCTATTACTACCAAATTCTGGTTGATATACAAGATTTAACATCTGTAATCCATAAGAGAAGAAATCAATGTTTCCTAAGATTTGATACATAGTCTGTATTGTAGATAGTGGAACTACAATACTATTATTTACATCACTTAGAACTATTCTCACTCCACCTGTACATTCACCATTTGGAAATTCTACAATATCTGGAGAGAGTAATATAAATCCACCAAACATAGTTGAAACTTCTATCTGACGAATCTTTTTCTTTACAATATAAGAGTTATCTACTCTACCATAGAATTCATCATACTTAGAATTCAATAATGTAAATAAAGTTTCCAAAGCTTGTTTCAGAAACATAGTCATTTGGAAATTCAATTTTATATCTGCTTTAAATCCATTTACTTCTTTTATCTGAGATATCCCAATATATACATCTGGAGTAAGCTGTACATTTATGAGATCCTTTTGTACAGTATTATTAAAGTATTGGATTTCTTTATAGTATGAAGTTCTATTCTTTTTAGTAGAAGTATATGTATTGACTCCTATCTTTAGTTGTACATTATTTGTAATCCAGAATAATATAGTTTCTATCTTATTTATATCATTTATAGTTATTTCTGGACTTACTTTTTCTTCCACTATATCACCCCTGTTAATAAAAATAAGAGTGGAGATAAATCCCCACTCTTACGTTGTTGGCCAAAGGCCATATTATGCTGTGAACTTGAGTTCAGTAGGCTGATGTGCTTCGCCCCACTTAAGATTAAATACAGAAGTATCAGTGAAGTGTTCAACTTCACCCTTCTTGAACCAGAATACTCTGGTATTGCTTTCGTTAATAATAGCAAAATCATCAGTATTCTGATAAACCAGGCCCTTGAATTTTTCATCGCCAATGATTTTCTGTACTTCCTCCTGAACTAACAAAGCTGCGATTCGATTAGCTACTTTGTAGAATACTGACTTATTTTTTTTGATTTCATCATGTAAATTATCTAAGGAATCATAATCAAACCACTTCTTAGTAGTATTACGATTCTCTTCATTCTTCTTCTTCTTTTCCTCCTTCTTTTTCTTATCTTCTTCCTTCTTGTCCTTGGAAGTTTCCTTTTCTACTTTCTTAGACTCCTCCTTATCAGATTCTTCTTCTACTTCCATAGCAGCCTCGGTATGATCGACTGATACTTTGCTTATAAGATCCATATCTTTTTCATCAATCTTAATCATATCATGATCGATGCCATACTTGATAATCAAATCCATAGATTTCTCAAGCTGCTTTAACTTAACCATAAATTCTTCTGGATATACAGGAAGAATATCCTCAGAAGCCTTCATAAGCACATTGAGGAAATACAGGAACTTAACATTTCCTTTCTCTGTAGAATTAATGATAGATAATGCCTTTACAAACTCTTCAGCCTCAAACTGAGGTTCATCTGGCATTCCAATACTAAGCTCAATTCTAAGATTATCTCTCATAAATTTATAAGCAATATTATTGGTGTCTCTTTCATCCAAATATTTTCTATTATAATCGGATGTTATCTTAAACTTTTCATCCATAGACAACTTTGGATCATTCATGCTCTTCAGATAATTCTTAAAATACTCATTGTTGCTTACTGCCATAATAAATAGCCTCCTTAATAATAAATAAATAAATTTAAATTATATCGGTGTACCTTTATAGGTACACCGATTCTCTTACTCATATATATATAGTATATAACTAAAAATATTTTTACTAATGATTTTTTAACACCTTATAATTATGCCAAACTATCAGTATAAATAGAAAATGGATATGTCCTAATAATATCTAATTGGCTAGGTATCTCAATACAATAAGATCCTATATATTCATCATCAATAGTAAGATCAAAAAGCTCACTCATTATATTTACCATGGGTCCAATTTCTTTATTATATGGAAGCTTTAAATATGGTTTACCACCTTTCTTAAGATAATTAAGAAATTGCTTTTTATCCATTTTATTCTCCTTTTATATATCAATAGCTAATAATTTAAAATATATTGCCATGAATAGATATGTAATGGCTTTGTATAATTCTTGCCTTAGACAAAATAACATATCTTCTGAAAAGATATAGAAACTATACAAACCAAGTACAAAGAATATTATACTACTAGTGTTTAAAATTATTTTTATTATATCTTTATATTTCATAATATATCCCTCCGAAAACAATAATTAGTAAATTTTTATAGGGAGTATCATACGGTACTCCCTATTCCTATTCATATATATAATATATAACTAATTTTTATTTTAATGGGCCAATTTCTATACCTATATTTTTATACTGAATCCCAAATACAGTTGTAGGACCATTAATGGAGTTAATCTGTCTAGGAACTAATTTAAGCTCTGTATATTCTCTTAATATAGATGCTACGGTTTTATTTATTTCACTATTTTCATCTAATACAAAATTTCTAATATCAGATATCAAATCATTGGTAACATCCTTTTCTCCATCATATACCTTTTCTATTCTTCTTTCTAATTTTTCAGCTTCTTCTTTTAAATTCATATGTTATAGCTCCTATTACAAGTCCAGTATATATTCCTACTCCAAATCCTATTTCCATATTATCCATCTCTATAAAATGAAAATATAGATTAGGAATTAATATAATACCTACTATAAAACTTAAAACAGTAAGTTTATTATTATCTATATACTCAATAAAGTCTTCCATAGATTACTTCTCCTTACTCTCATATATTATAGCACCAACAAAAACTCCTATAGCAAAATCAAGTGATGATTTATTATGGAATATAAATCCAAGTGCTACAAAGATAAGACCATATGCAAAACATGGATATTTTTTACAGAACTCTTTAAATTCCTTCATACTTTATCTCCTATTAGAATTCCTATAATCATTCCAATTAAAAAAGCCATGTATAAATTCTTTAAAGAATATGGAACTAATAAAAGTCCAAGAAATATTACTCCCCCAATAAAGAAATATAGACATCCTATCTTAATTTCTTTCCTCATAGTTATAGCCCCTTTGCAAACCATCCAAAATTATATCCCATAAATATAAATAGTAGTTTATCTAAGTATATACTATCAGTAGCAAATGCCCAAATCATTATACATAATATAATAGCAGATATTACATTACCCATTACAATATCTCCTTTAAATAGATTTTAAAATAAGTTTATCTTCTTCCACCTCTATATCTGTAATATAATTTAATCCAATAGAACCTTCATCCTTACATCTAAAATAAACTTCCCTATCTGGAAATATTCTTAATTCCTTTTTCAATTCTTCACATGTTAATGCTCGATGATAAAGTTCAAATAATTGTGCATTATTATCTTCTTTAGCAGGATTAGATGGACCAGTTATATCTGAATATAATGATAAATTTTCATATGATGGTATAATTTTTACATCGTAATGCCTAGCAGCCTGATTTACAGGAAAATCACCATATTGTAAGCAATCATTACCGCAATCAAATAAAACTAATGATCCATCTAATAAGAAGAACTTTGAATTATAATTTATTAATGTAAGTAATGATTTGCCAGTAAAAGGACTTTTATAATCAGATACCGTTACATATTTAGAATCATTACGAAATACATAATTAGCAAAAGCTAATGATACAATCAATAATATAATTAATACTAAGATTACTTCCATAAATATTCTCCTCATAATAGTTTTAAATCTAATAATGATGCTCTTACCGTTAAGACATGATATTCATTTAAATACATACCTATTACTTTCATTTTTAATAAATCATTTGGTATTTCACCATAATGAAATTCTTTCTGAAGTTCTCCCCAAATCAAAAAGATATTACCATCATAAACTTCTACAAGGTCTTTTAACAACATTTTATTTATATCTCCTTTAAATATAATTAAGAAATCATGTGATCTTTATTCCCCTCTAATTCTTCATTCAAAAACCAACTAGCAAAAACTAATGTTATTATTAATAATACAATCAAAGATACTATTACTTCCAATTTAATTCTCCTCTTACAATTCTAATATATTGCTATATGTGATATTCTTATTCCCGAATCTATGAATACCAATAGAATCTAATGGGAAATTATTAAGATTATTATGAATAATCTCAGAATAATTAATAAATGGCACTATCCATTCTGGTACAGGAATATCTGTAGGAATAGCGATAGAATTTATACCATTCTTAAACTCTTCTCTTTGAAGCAAAGCTTTCATCTTATCATAAGTTTCCTTATCATCAGATGCTATATTTTCGATAGTCTTCTTATCAATCTTAGTCTTAATGATTAAAACTGTATTAGTACTATCAAGATTAATTGCTTCCTCATTTGTTCTCTTAAGCTCATTATATGCTATACTTCCCTTAATACCTTCATTCTGCATAGGAAGTTTATAAGCATTAGCAGCTTTGATTCTAAGTGGTTTATAGTACAAAGTTTCACCACTAGTAAGAGAATCAAATATCTTCTTCTCTAATATAGCAAGTTCTTTTAATACTGCCACTTGATCAATATCTTCTACTGTAAGAATTCTATCTTTAATAATTCTCTTGAGCTCATTAGATGTACTCTTTGGAACATTTACTTTATCCAATGGAAGACCAGAGATTGCTAATCCTGCTTCTGGTGGAACTAGATTGCCTTCCTGAACTTCCTGGAATGAAGCATAATTCTTCTTTCCATCTGTAAGCATTAATGCCTTAAAGAGGAACTCATTCTTCATTATCAACAAACACTTCTTACCATCTGCATATGAATTATAATGCTTTGTATATTGCACCATATAATCCAGTATCAACTGTCCAATACAATATGCAAGTATATTGATAATAGAATGACGTAATCCATCCTGAGGAATAACTTCTTTTGGTTTCTCCTCTCTCATTCTTTCAGTGATTACTTCATTATAGAAATCATAATCTGGCTCTACTGTACCAGTATTTTCTACAACTAAATCATCACCCTGCTCTTTTACTTCAATTTTAGCAGTTTTAATTTTCATATCAACATCTTTGGTATTCTCTAATACATATCTATACCAATGATTGAATGATACAATACAAGAATCTGTATCTGTAATCAATACAGCTTCTCTAACCATAGACTCAATTCTATCGAGTTTATCAATAATCATATATCCATAATATACATATTCCTTGATAAACTCTAAAAATACTTCTAATTGATCCTTAATCTCTTCTGGTGGTTTATTAGGATTCAAGAATGGAGCTTCTAAACTACGAAGCATATTCTTAAGCATATTCTGAATGAATTCATTATTACAGAACTCAAATAGATTATTCTTATAATAAATCCTATTGATATCCTGCTGAGAACAATTACAAAGAATATTCCATACAATCTGCATTTCATTCTCAGTAGGTAACCAGAGATAACCACAATTCATGATAATCTTTCTGAAACACTCTGACACATCAATCTGCCTAAAATACTTATCAGTATTAGTTCTAGTTTCATTTCTTATATTATCAATAAATGTAATTATTTCATTTAATGAACCAAACTTTACATTATTCTCTAAGAATGATTCAAAGAATGTAATACTAGCAGAAATAGATCCACGACCACAGGAAGTAATACCAGCAGCACAATATAAATTATAAAATATTGCCTGGGCCTGTCCCATGGCTCCATAAATTGCATTAACATCTACCTTAGCTACTAACTGAAGAAGATTATATTTATTAAATTCTTCACTACCTTTTGGATATTTAAACATTTCTTTCTTAAATGCTGCTCTTGTAGCCAAGAAAGAATCAATCATTTTACTTAATGGATTAGGAACTGCACCATGTCTTGAATACATTACACCATATGGAGTAAGTATTGGCTTATGGTCTAATATGAAATCCATAAGCTCAGTAAGCTTAAGATTCACTTCTGTCTTTTTATAGTTATTAGTTACAGATACTTGATGATCTTGAAATCTCTTCTGTACTGAGTATTCCATAGCTCTTTCAAGTTCTTCTCTAGATATGCCTTTAATAGTTAAAGGTATCATTCTTCTAAGTACATTCTTATATTCTTCTATTACTTTCATTTTATTTCCTCCCCTTTAGCAGTATCTAAAGGTTATTCTTCATTCTGTTTTCTATCTTCCTTATCTGCTTCATTTTCATCATTATACTTAAACTTATCCATTATCTTTTTAAGATAATTCTTCTTAATTTTATTTATTGCAGATGTAGTTGCAGTTAGCCCATCTTTATCACAGGCTAAGTCTCCAATATCAATTACTCTATTTTTTTTAAAAAACATAATGAACACTCCTTCTATTTAATTAATTTTTGGATAGGGATCTGATAGACTACCTTGTATTGGTAGTGGAGATGTAATAATTTTATATTCAAAATTATTACTATTTGGATCTGAAGATTCATTATATATTCTTAATAATCTCATAGATGATAAATAATTTTTTCATAATACTTTTTATAATATTTTTTAAAGTATTTTATTTTAGTTCTTCTTCTATTATTCATAACTTACCTCCAATTACTATACTATTACTCATATATATAGTATATTTTCATATTATATTTTAGATTAGAGACTACTCACCCAACAATTTAATAATCTATTGAAGATTGTAATTTCTACAATATAAGGAGGAAATTTAAATGATTTTAGATGATATTCTTGAAAGTGATGAAATGATTACAGATCCAATTGGCCAGCTTTCTGGTAGTTGTATTCAGGATGCAAATGCATTGATTGAGGCTTACATTTATGACACCATTACTTCCATGGGTGAAGATTATACTCGTCAGTTCCTTGAGAGTGAAGAGTGCAAGGCTCTGGAAGAAGCTGGTGTTCTTGGTAAGAAGACCATTGTACGTATGACTAAGGTAGATGACCTGTCTCGCCGTATTAAGCTGGCTGTACTTCAGAAGGCTAAGGAGGATCGTGATCCTAACTATCTGATGCTGAAGAAAGTTATTGCTAAGAAGAAGGATCTGTCCGCTAAGTTGATGGCTAAGTACAGAGGCCGTGTTAAGAATGATGCTATTAAGTCTCAGCGTGCTCTTATGAAGATTAGCCCTAGCTACTTTACTCGTCCAATTCGCTAATAAAAAAAAAATATTCCCCATACCCAATTGGGTATGGGGATATCTTATCATGCTTTAGACCAAATTTCTGTATCTTTTAAATTATCTTTAGATAATTGTAAAGAACCTATTTGAAGTCTTCTAACTTGACAAATGATTCTCTCATTCTTAACATCATCAAGAGTTTTAAATGTATTTTCACTTGTATCTAATACATAATTATCATTATAGTATATAAATAAAGTATAATCTTCTTTTGCTACCAGAATATCTCCTTTCTGTAATTCAGGCAAATACATTTTATCTTTTAAACATTCTTCACATGGTCTTTCTGAATTACACTTATTTTTACATCTATCTAAAAACTCTAAAGTCATTCTAAAATTTAAATCCTTAAGATAATCATATTTAGTATAACAATGAATATTACAGCTTTTTCCTTCAAAGTTTTTAATATATTGTACTTCTCCATCATCTATTAGAGTCATATTCTCTAATTCTGAATAACGTAATGATGAAAATTCTGTTATCATATCTTCTTTAGTCATATCTTTTTCCTCCTCATTAGTTACAGCTTTAGGAAACTCAGGGTAATCATCATATATTCGACCTTCATATATTTTATTTAATAATGGTGGCCCAGGATTATGATCCCTCTTATAAATAGGCCTTATATTATCTCCAATAAACATTTTATTTTCTCCTCCTTTTAGTACTTACTCATATATATAGTATATTTTTAAAATATATTTTAAAAAATAAAAGCGTGGAAAGATCCACGCTAATATTTTTTTTTAACTTAGTGGAAATGCAATATCGAGTCCATCATCTAAATCTAAAAAAGTTTCAAATCCAAGGGAAGCTGCATCATCTTTGATTTCCCTTATTTCTTTCATAGATATATCTTCTAATACCCTCCCATCTACAGGGAAGCAAATGCCAGTCCACTTCTCCTGTCCCATTATTTCCTCTTTAAAACATGAAATTATTCTTTTAGCGGCTTCTTTTTTGTTTCCACTATAAGTTTTAATCTTTTCTTCTAATTCTGCTATCATTCTTTCTTTCATTTTAATTCCCTTTACCTTTCTGCCCATCTGGGCTATAAAAATAATTTTCAGTAGATATGGTTTTCTCATATCATATATATAGTATATTTCTTTTTTTTGACTTTTACAAAACAAGGGCATTTCTCTCAGACCATTGAATAAGGAGTGATGAGAAATGAGAAATCCTAATAACATCCAAGTTATTACAGAAGGAAATTCAGCTCCTTCAAGAGTCTATAAAATTTCAAATGTCCCAGAGTATGACTACGAAGACTATAATTTGTATGATCATAAGCAATTTAAGAAGTATATAGATGATATAGAAAGAAACTGCAGATTTTCATTTGAATATAATAGATGGGTATATTTTCTTAGAGAAAATATGAACATGAATTCATGTTCCATCTATCAAATGGTATCTAATAGGGAAACTTTCAAAATCAAGATACATTTACATCATGATCCTCTTACTCTATTTGATATATGTATGGCAGTATATAAGAGAAGAGCAGCAGCTAAAGAAGATATATCTATAGATGCTGTATGTAATGAGGTTATGTATCAGCATTATATGATGAGAGTTGGTATAATTCCATTATCTGAAACTGTACATGAATTAGTACATAATGGGTTTGGTTTTATTCCTACATATGCTGTATTTGGAAAGTATTGGGAGTTTGTAGATCTATATTCTGAATGGATAGATGAACAAACTAAAGATACACTTAGTATGATAGAAGAAAAGAGTAAAACTTATAATATGGATGAATGGAAAGAACTACTGAGTACAAGTTTGATATACTTAGATACAAGTAATGCTTTTGATCAAGTTCCATTAGAAGATGTACAAAAGAGTATGAGAGAAAGAATAAATGAGTTATAGAAATTAGGTGAAATAAATGAAGGTTAATGGAATAGAATACTATGATGTAATCGATTTTCGTGGGGGGGGGGAGAATATTGCTGCAAGTACTTACTTGGAGTATATGTTCTATCCTTATGGATCTAGCTATTATCAATCTAGTGGATTGATTATAAAAGAATTTTATGCTTCATATAGAAAATCTCCTAATGTAGATATATGGATAAATTTTTCTCATAATGTAAATTCTTATTCTGGTAATGCTGTAAGAATTATTGGTGGTTATAGAAGAATTTCTAACTCAAAGATAAACTTAAATACATTATTAGATAATAATATAAAAGTATTAAATTATAATCAAGCATATGAAGCTGGAAGATATTCTGGTGGTAATGATGAAGTAATGCTTGAAAGACATCATTCTATATCAGTTAGTACTATATCATATGGATTTGGAATAAGAATAGGAAGTCCAGAATATTCTCCAGTTATATATAGTACCCATATAACTACAGATACAGCATATTATTATAAAAATGGAAATTATTTAGGAGCTACTTCATTTAATGGTGGATTTAAATATTTTTGTATTAATGGACAAGAATATGATAATGGAAGATCTAGCATAAAAGATTCTTCTTGTAATTCTACTATACAATGGATTACATTAACTGATCAAATAGCATTTAATGTGCCTAAGCCTCCAAATGTATTAGAAGAAAATAATGATAATGTATATGGATGTAAAAACTAGTATTTATAATCAAAAAAAAACAATAGAGTAATTCTATGTAAGTAAATAGAATACATATAAAATATTTAAGGAGGAATCATAATATGATTTTAGATGAAGTATTACAGGAATCTACATATGATACAGATAGTATGGTAGATATGTTTGTAGAAGGTTTTCTTTATGCATTAGAGATGCAAGAAAATGGAGAAAAGGCTAGTAGTATGGAAGAATTGAGTTATAATCTTAGTGAAGCTGCTAATACTGCTATTAGTGAGTTAAGTGAACCATATCTTAGAGGTAAAGCTGAAAAAGCAAGTAAGAGTATGATGAAACATGAATTAAAAGCTAGAGAAATAGAATCTAAAAGAGGATCTTATGATAAGGCTCGGGATTTAGGTACAGATGAATTGGTTAAATATGGTAAAAGAACCGATCAAATGAATCTCCATAAAGCAGCAGCAGCTAAACGAGGCGGGCAGATGGTTAGAATAATGAATCATATAGCAGAGAAAAATAAAAAATAATCATTTACTTCCCCTGTACCAATTGGTACAGGGGATTTATAGAGTAATTTCACCCTTCTTGGACAATACTATAATCTTGGTAAGAGGAGGTAAAGGTGTATGACTCCAGTCGTAGAATATATCAAAAATGTTGGTAAATCATTTGTATATACAACTGTAGAACAGTTGAAAATGGATATGCCAGCAACTAAAGAATTTATGGATTCTAATGAAGAACTCTTCAAAGATACATATCATTCCATAATGAATATACGACGGACTAAGAATCGGTTTGTTGCTTCTATAAAAAGAACTGGATTATATGAAGCTGCAGACTATGCATTTGATAATATTGTAGATTCTTTTAAGACTGGTAAATTTAATGATCCGTATCGTCAAGCTAAAGCAGATTCAGAAATGTTTGATTTTGGTGATTTTGAATCTGGCGATAGTGATATGTCTATAAGTAACCTTGGCGATTCCACAAGTACTGGTGGATCAATGGATGAAAATACCAAGGCTGTTCTTGATTCTGGTGCAGCAAATGCTAAAACTGTATCTACTGCAACTCTTGAGTCTGCTAGATATATAGCAGGAGTATCTAAAGCAAATACTTCTTTATTATTCAATCAGACTTTACAAATGAATCAAACTTTATCTGCTGGATTTAGTGGATTAAATGCTGGTATGGATTCATTAAATAAGTTTAATATTGAAGTAGTACAAACTTTAGCTCAGAATGCAACTACATTTTTCCAAAAGACTACAGATATATTGAAAGAAAATAATGCTATGTTCAAGGAATTCCTTGAAATGCAAAGAAATCTATATAGAAAAGAAAATGAAGAAACTAAAGGTCATGATCTTGAAGATGTATTAGGTGTTAATGGTACACCTAATCTTAAAGCATATAAGAATATGATTCTTAAGAATATTAAGAATGAAGTAGGAGAATACTTTGGAGTAGATTTAGAGTCTATATTAGATGGACCAATGCTAAAATCTATGATGGCTAATCCATTATCAGCTATTCCAGGAATAATGATGAGTGCTGCTATGGGTCCTATGCTCAGAGTATCACTTAAGAAAATGGATGATACTATTAGTGGATTATTCACAAACTTTTTAGCAAAGATGACATTTAATGCTAATGATGATAATGCTCCTTGGTATAAGCAATTATTTGGAAAGATATTTGGAGCTCATTATTTAGATAAATCTGGTATTAGAACCGAAAATACTAAAAATGGCCCTACTCCATTTGATTTTCAAACTAAAAGAGCAATTACTGAAGTAATACCTGGGTATTTAGCTCGAATTGAAGCGGGTATTACTGGAAACTCTCCGAAATTATATGATGATAGATCTGGTAAATGGACTGATATTAAGACTGTTAAGAGACAGTTTGAAAATCAGCAAGAATCTAATAAATTACAAGGCTCATCTGAATTAAATTATGAAATGAATAGAAATATGAGAGATAGTAATTTAGATGAAAAAATTATCAAGATCATGAATCAAGCTATGGAAAAAGTAGCTAAACAAAGATATGCTGATAATGGTCATTTAGAAACTTTTGATGGTGATATTTCTAAATTTGCTGATTATTATGGATTAGATGAAAAAGTTGCAAAATTATTTGCAGAATTATATAATAGTACTTCTAAAGAAACCAGATCAAAAACTGCTGGAAATATTATACAATCAAAACTTCAAAATATTAGATCTTTAAAAGATGAAGAGAAACTTGGAAATCAAAGTTTATATCGTCAATTATTTACTGAAGGTTTTGATGATATAGCTGAAAATATTGGTGGTGCATTTGATCTCAATAATATGAGTGATAAACATGGTGCTACTGTATTTGATTACTTGCGTTCTATTGATATAAATACTAGCAATATTGGTGCTGGAAAAGGTAAAAAGAGAAAGGGTAAAGGAACTTGGAAAGATAAACAAAATACTCCTGTTCTTGATACTATAGAGGAAGAAGAAAATTATAATACTTTAGATATTGATGAAGATCAAATGAATGAATTAGCTCAGCGTATTGCTGAAGCTGGTAAAACTAATAGAGATTTAGATTTACAGTTAAAATTAAAAGATAAAGAAACTAATATCACTGATCATATAGCTGAATTATTAGATAACTTAGATGAATTAGTTCATATCAATGATATGAAATATAAAGGAAATTTTGGTACTAAGTATATTACTAATAATAAAACTCTTCAGGATTTAATCAAAAAGGCTCAAGTTCCAGGAAATACACTGGCTAAATTAATAGATAAAGCAAATAATAAACTTGATGATGGAGCTGATATACCAGTAGTACCATCTTATTCAGATGGAGCAGTTGAAGTAAAACGTAGTGGAATTGGTATATTCTCTGGAGGAGAAATTATAATTCCAAATGCATCTGAAAAACAAAGAAAGCTTGATGCTATAAATGAAGAAAAGATTCGTCAAAAATTTATTAGTCAAGCTAAAGATGCTCCAGCTTTTTCAGAAGGTGGAGAATATAAGACTGATGATAATCAAAAGCCTAAAAAGCCAACTATGAATTCTTTTGTAAAAGATGTAAAAGGCTGGGTTGGAAATTTAAAATCTGAAATTGATGGTGAAGCAGTAGGTATAGATTCTGTATATAATCGTATAAAAGAAATTATAATCGGTGATAGTGATAAAGAGACTAAGGAAGCTGTAAAGAAAGTAGAAGATGAAATTAAAAGTAAAGTACCTAATGCTGCTACTGGAGGAGTGCTTGGTGCTATTGGTGGTACAATGATTGGTGGTCCATTAGTAGGTGCTGTATTAGGTAGTGCTTTAGGTATTGCTTCTAGTACTGAAACTGTACAATCAGCATTATTTGGTGATAAGATTCTTGATGAAAATGGTAATGATACTGGTAAAAGAGATAACGCTGGTGCTTTCTCCCAAGAAGCTCAGAAAACTATGAAGAAATATTTGCCAGATATGAAAAAGTTTGGTATTGGTGGAGCATTGCTCGGAATGTTTACTCCATTTGGTATTCTTGGTGGAGCTTTAATGGGGTCTGCTGTTGGATTTATTAAAAATAATGAACAAGCTCAAGAAACTTTATTTGGTAAAGATGGGCTGATTCCTGAAGATGCTCAACAGAAACTCAAGAAATATTTCCCTTCTGCTGCTAAAGGTGGAGCTGCTGCATTATTCCTTGGATTAGCTGGTGGACTTGGCGGAGTTCCATTACTTGGTGTAGCTGCATTAGGTGCTGGAGCTGGTCTTCTAACTACTACTGATGAATTTAAAGATGAGATACTTGGTAAAAAGGGTAAAGATGGCAAACGTCATGGCGGTGTTCTTGAAGAATTTAAAAAGACTGTTACAAGTCCTTTCAAGAAATTCGGGAAAGATATGACTGATGGATTTAAGAAATGGTTTAAAGAAGACATTGCTGCTCCTGTAGTTAGTGCTATGGCTCCTATGGGAAAACAAATGGCTTTGATGGCTAAAGATACAATAAAATTAGGTAAGAAACTTGTTAAAGGAATAATGGCTGGCAATACTGGAATTCCGTTAATAGATAATATCATGGGTTCTAAAGTTGGTCAATTCGCTAGAAAATGGGGTAAAAAGCTTGGTGGAGGAGCATTATCTGGTGTTAAATGGTTAGCGTCTGCTCCATCTAAACTTATTGGAAAATTTGGAGATAAGCTTAGAGAACGTCAAATCAGAATGGGTAATGCTGATTATATGACAGCAGAAGGAAGAATGAACTTCATGGCTGATAAAGGCGATTATGAAGGTAGAGCCACTGATGAATTATTAGCTGGTATGAGGCTTGATCATTTAGAGCAATATAAAGATATTACTAAATCTCTTAAAGAAGGCCCAGAGCATTTTGATGAGAATATAAGAGATATAAAGAAAAATTTGGGTAAATCTTTATCTCAGTCTTTAAATGGTAGAATAAATAATAGTGCAGCTAAAGAATTATCTAAATTAGTTAATAATGGTAAACTTGAAGAAGCTCAAGATTATTTATCTAAGCTCGATATTCCTAAAAATAAGAAAGCTGAATTAGCTAAGATGATTCAGAATGCTGCTACTGGTATAAAAGAATCTGAATATAAACGTGATAATTTCGAAGAGCATAGATCAAAATCATTTGATAAACTTAGTAAATTATTTGGCCAAGATATAAATGAATCTAATGTAGATAAGATTAATGATTACTTAAATAAAGAATATGATGCTCGTACTAAAGAAGATGAAGAATTTAAAGAATTAACTGAAGAAGATAAACTTGCTGATGTTATTGCTGGTAAATCTGATGAGCAAATTAGTGAGTTGCAAGAACTTAATGAAACTGCCAAATTAATTAAAGAATTAATTGGTGGTAGTATTGATTTAACTAGTGAACAAAAAGCTTCATTAAATAAATACGCTGAATCTGGTAAGAAAATAATGGATAAAACTGTTGGAGCTGCTGATAAAGCTAATAGACAACGTCAAACGGCAATGTCAAAATTATTTGGAGATAAAGGCTTAGATAGAAATACTAGAGATAAAATTAGAAATGATGATAGTGGTAAATTTACTGCTCAGCTTACAAAGTTCCATAAAACTGGTGCTTCTAAAATAATAGATGCTAATTACTTCTCATCACTTGATAGTGAGACTAGAGATTTGTATAATACATTATCTGAACAAGGTTATGTAATAGAAAATATAGATGTGATAGCTAAACTTTCTTCTACTAAGAAAGAAAAATTACTTAAACTTACTTCTGCTGGATTTAAAGTAGAAAGTATTAGAGATCTTACTAATTTAAAAGATGATGATATAGAGATGATTACAAAAATAATCAAATATCCTGAGATGCAGAAATTGCCTCAGAAAACTTTGATTCGTTTTGCTAGTAAATACGGTAATAGATTCTTAAATGATGAGAAATATAGAAAAGAAGTACTTACTGATGCTGCAACTAAAGGCAAAAGCTTTACTGGAAAAATAGCTGAAGATAATTTACATAAAAATCCTGATTATATGAGTGCCAGTGAGCGTTCAGCTTTTATGGAGTCTAAAGGTAAAGGTTATGAGTCTAAAGAAGAAAAAGAAACCGAATCTCAGAAACCAGAAGATATTAAAACATATTCTTTAGGTGGTCTTATTAAATCTGCTGGTGCAGCTATTGTTTCTAAAGGTGAAAAGATTCTTAAAGCAGGTTCGAAAGCTGCTAAGAATTGGGCTAAGAATAAGATTAAAGAGAAATTTGAAAACTCTGCTGTTGGTAGAGTATATAAGAAAGCTACTAATCTTAAAGCTACTGTATCTAATGCATTATCTGCTAATGGCGAAGCTAGTGGTATGACTATGACTAAAGGTGCAGATGGTAAACAAGTAGCTGCTAATACTAAAGAAAATGCTGATATTAAGAAAGCTGAACAACAAAAAGAATCTATGCAGAATGATAATAATGCTACTTTACATCAATTAGTAGAAATCAATCAGCAAATTGCTGCTAATACTACTCCTGCTGAAGAAAAACCAGGAGGAGGAATGTTAGGTAGTTTATTAACATTACTTGGAACTTGGCTTTTACCTAAACTTTTAAAGGGATTTAAATGGTTTAAGGATGCATGGAATAAAGGTAAAAAAATTGTTACAAAAATATCTGAATGGGTTGGTAAGATTCCTACATTAATTGATGATGGCATAAAATTTATTAAAGAAATACCTACAAAAATAAAAGAATTCTTTGGTAAAGTTCCTGAATTAATTGATGATGGAGTAAAATTTATTAAAGCTATACCTGATAAGATTGATGATACTATAAAATTTATTAAAGAAATTCCTACTAAAATAGGAGAGGGTTTAACTACTTTAGGAAATAGAATAATGAAATTCTTTGATTTCTTACCAGGTGCACCTAAAGTCATTGAAGAAACAGGGAAAGTTGTTAAAGAAACTGGAGAGGCTGTTAAAGGTGCTGAAGAAGCTGGTAAAGTTGTTAAAGAAACTGGAGAGGCTGTTAAAGGTGCTGAAGAAGCTGGTAAAGTTGTTACTGAAGTTACAGAAGGTTCTAGTCTATTATCTAAAGCTAAAAATGCAATATTTGGAGCTGGTAAAGCAGCGAGTGAAGGTCTTTCTAAGGTTAAAAGTATATTTAGTGGTGGAGAAGCCGCAAAAGGTGCTTCAACTGCTCTTGAAAGTGCAATGAATATGCTTAAGCAAGGATACAATCTTAATTATGTAGCTCAAGCTAATGGTATTCCTGTTAAAGAACTTGAAGCTTTTGCTAAAGAATCAGGAGAAGTTTTAAAGGGTGTTGAAGAAGGTGGAAAAGTTGTTACTGAAGGAGCTTCTTTATTATCTAAAATACCTGGAGGAGAAACTTTAGGTAAAATTGGCGGAACTGCAATGAAAGGTATAAATTTAGTAAATTTTCTTGATAAAACTCATAGTGCATATAAGTTCGCTACTGCTGATAGTATGGCAGATAGAGAAAAAATGTTAAAAGATTACTGGAATAATTCTGCATGGTGGGAAAAAGGTTTAGATGCATGGATGACTTATGATGCAGTTAAATATGGTAAAGATTTATATACTAAAGGAAAGAACTTAATTACAGGTGGAGCAGAACTTGGTAAAGCTGGTGCAGAAGCTGCTAGTCTTGTTCCTAAAACTGCAGAAGCTGGTGGAGGCATCTTAAATACAATTAAAAATTATGGTGCTAAAGCTGGTGAATTTGGTACTAAAGTGGCTAATACAACTACAGAATTAGGAACTAAAGCTGGTGAATTTGGATCTAAAGTTGCAGATAAAGCTGGTGGAATAGCCGAAAATATGCAAACCATCATAAATAAAGTAACAGAATTACTTAATAAATGTATATCTAAAATATCTAGTATAGTTCCTGAAAAATTTGGTAAAGCTATGTTGAAGATGAAAGACTTTATTCTCAAGAAGCTTGCTAATCCTGCTACATATAAGGTAATTGTTAAAGCTGGTGGTAAAGCACTTGGTAAGTTAGGTTTGGCAGCTACTGGTGTTGGTGCTATTGTAACTGCTGGATGGATGGCTGTAGATGGTGCTATATCATTCTATGATGGTTTTAATGATGCTATAAATATTCTTGGTCTTAGTGGTAATTATGATGCTCCTTTAGATGTAAAGATGCTTGCTGGTTCAATTAATGCAATCTTAGAATCATCCATTGTTGGTCCAATTATTATGGAACCTAAAGAATTTGCTGATTGGTGTTTAACTAACGTTGGTCCAATGGTTGGTGTCACTAGAGAACAATTGGAAGAAGATTGTAAAAAGGCAGATGAAAATCCTCCTGGTATAATAGATACTGGTTTGACTATGCTTAAATACAATCCTCTTACTGCAGGAGTAGGCATTGGAGGAAAATGGCTTAAAGATAAAATTACAAATTCTGATACATATAAAAATGCTAAAGAATTTGTAGGAAATAAAATTGATGATTTTTATAAAGGAGCAGAAGAACTTGGTGGAAAAGCTAAACAAACTCTTAATGCTGGTATAGATATTGCATCTAAATTCTATGAAGGAATAAAAGATAAATCTTCTGAACTACTTAAAGGATTTTCAGAAAATATATCTCAATTAACTAATTTCATTGGCGAAGGTTGGGAAGGACTTTCTTCTAAAATTAGTTCTGGAATAGGTTCTGTACTTAGTAATCTTGGAACTGTAGGTAGTAATGTAATACAAAGAATTCAAAATAGTGCTCTTGGTAAAACAGTAAGTGGCTTATGGAATAGTGCTAAAACTAAATTTACTAATACTAAAAATTGGGTTTCTGATAAATGGACTAAATTTAAAAATTGGGTTGGTGGAAATAAAAGTGGTAAAGGTAAATGGGGTCTAGGTAGTAAAGAAGATACTGCAATCAGTATATTCCATTCTCAGTTAGATCCTAATAATGCTATGTCTTATAATGCTCCTGGAGATACTATATCTCAAACTATGAGTGATTCTGCATGTGGACCTACATCAGGTACTAATGCTCTTGCTGCGTTAGGTATAAAAGCTGATCCTAAAGATGCAGCTACTTATGCATTGAAGCATGGCTATAAAGAAAAGAATGGTGGAACTAAAGATGGATTCTTTGGAGATTTCTTAGGAAAATATGGGGTCGGAACTAAACATATAGCTCCTGGAAATGCTACAGAATCTATGAGAAAAGGTAAACCTGTAATTCTTATGGGTCAGGATAAATCTAATAATCCTATATTAGATGCTACTGGCAAAGGAAAGACTCCATTTGGAACTAATCCACACTATGTAGTAGGAACTGGTTATAATCCTAAAACTGGTAAAATGAAGGTTATAGATTCTGAAGACCCAATGCCTGTTGAAAAGGAATTTAAAGCTAGTAATGTATTGAATAAAACATCTATTGCTATTGATACTGCTAATAAGAAAGGAACTGGTAAATGGGGAACTGGTGGCGGATCTACTGCTATGGGCTATAGAAAAGGAAATACTTATTATTCTGATAAATCTGATATGTATAATGATAGTAATAGTGGAGGATCTGGTTCTTATGGTAGTGCATCAGTAAATGATAAATTTGATGCAATGAAAGATGCATATAAAAATAGCAGTACTAATAATGAATCAGTAGATGAGAAATTAACTAAATTTGATAAGAATGATGTTGATTATCTGCTTAATAATGGATATAGTAAAAGTGAAGCATTAAAGGCACTTGAAGAAAATGCTAATAAGAATGGTGGAGGATCTGGTAGTATTGATAGTAATGGGCCTAAGAAAGGTACTATGGCTTTAGATTGGTTGATGAAGCATATGCCTGGAGCTGTTATTACTAGTAAATTTAAAGATACTGAAGGTAGACCTACTCCTGGTGAGCATGGTGGCATCGATATTGCTGCTGCAGAAAATACTCCAATACCTTCTACTACTGATGGTGAAGTAGTTGATGCTACTGATGGAAATCCTGGATATGGCAACTATGTTCAAGTAAAAGATAAAGCTGGAAACTTCCACATGTATGGCCATATGAATACTAGAAAAGTAAATAAAGGTGCTAAAGTTAAAACTGGTGATGTTTTAGGATTAGAAGGTTCAACTGGTCAGTCTACTGGACCTCATGTTCATTATGAAATTGACCCGCCTTCAAATCAGAATGCAGTTAAATCTGGTGAACATCTAAACCCTGCTACTTATGATATAGGTAATATGGGTAATCCTACTAGTGGAGTTAATTCAACTAAAGGAAAGAATAAAAATAAAAAGAAGTATAAAGGGTTATTTGGTGCATTTGATGCGATAATGGATACCCTTCATGCTATTTTATTTGGCGAAGATGATGAAGAAAATTCTGATAATGGTGGCGGTTCTGGTTCTTATAGTGGAAAATTCAATGGAACTGGAGAAAATGCTAAAGATGTATTTAAATACTTAGTAAATAATGGATATACTGAAACTGCGGCTGCAGCAATTACTGGTACTTGGAATGAAGAATCTGGAGTTAAGTCTAAACGTATAGAAGGAGACTTCTTACTTGGAGACAATTTTGATTATAATATATTAAAAGATAATAATGGATTAGATGATTATACTAAAAAATTATGGGCTAAAACTCCTGGTGGAGTTAATGAAGAAGCATACTATGGTACTGATGGTCATCTTTATCCTGGACTTGGTTTAGCACAATGGACTGGACCAAGAGGTCAGAAATTGTATGAATTTGGTAAGGATAAATGGTTTGAACTCGGTCCTCAGATTGAATTCTTTAATAATGAGATGTCTGGAAGTTATAGTTCTGTAAAACAAGATATAAATAATACAAATAGTATTGAAAATGCTACTAGAAGATTTGTTAAAGGATTTGAAGGTTATGAAGGCCCGAAAATGCAGGCTAGAATCGATTCTGCGAAAGCAATGTTTGAGCAGTTCGGTAATGGAAAAGTTAAAAATGAGAAAGATGATGGAACTAGTCAAAATAATAATGATACTACTAATTCTAATAATACTGAAAATCCAGATAATATAGCTAATGATGAGTATTATACTCCTCAAATTACTAACTGGATTACTGCAGGTGTAGAAAAGGGATTATCTAAATATAGAGCAAATGATGTTCAATATTTACTTGATCAAGGTTATAGTAAACGAGAAGCTTTAGATGCACTTGAAAAAGAAGCTAAAGAAAATGGTGGCGGATCTGGTTCTTATAGTAGTGGTAAGCAAAATCCTGCATCTACTGCTATGGGTTATAGAAAAGGAAGTAATATTTATTCTGATAAATCTGGTATGTATAATAATAACGGTAATAGTGGAGGCTATGGTAAATGGGGACTCGGTCTTGGTAATCTTAAAGCTAAATTTGGTGGAAGCAAATGGGGAACTGGAAACGGTTCTGCTATTTGGGAGTATCTTAAAGGTAAAGGTCTTGGTTCTAGTACCATTGCTGGTATTATGGGTAATATGCAAGCTGAGTCTAGCTTAGAGCCTAATATAGTACAAGGTGGTGGACATGCTGACGAAATTACTGTAGATGGTACTACTGGATATGGTTTGTGTCAGTGGACTTCTCAGGGTAGACAGCAAGGATTGAAAGATTTTGCAGCTTCTAAAGGAACTAAATCTAGTGATCTAAATACTCAGTTAGACTTTATGCTTAAAGAAGTTGCTGAAGGTTATGGAGATCTTTTACAAAAGATGGACGGTATGACTCCATATGATGCTGCTCTATTATTCCATAAAGAATTTGAAAGATCTGCTGATACTGAACAAATGGCTGCTCGTCGTGGTAAATATGCTGAAGAGATAGCTAAAACTGAAGGTAAAGGTGAAAGCTTTAATGGTACTTACTCTGGTGGAGCAAATTCTTCCAAGAGTGGTGGTCAGAAAAAGTATAAAGGATTATTCGGTGCATTTGAAGCTATAACTGATGTATTTAAAGCACTTATTGGTGCAGATGAACCTAGTGGATCTTCTGGATCCTTTGGTGGAGTAGGTGGAGGTCATTCATCTGATGCTGGTATTCAAGCTGCATCTTCATGGGCTAATTCTATGACTGGTCAGCAAGGATTTGGTAATAATGGATGTACTGAGTTCGTTAAGCAGTACTTACAGAAAGCTGGTAATCCTGTTGGGCAGTATATGGCTGATGGATCTCAGGGAAATCTTATGTGGGTACCAACTCTTGAAGATTGGGCGAAGAAAAACAATATGTTTAAGCCTGCATCTGCAGGAGGAGCAGAAGGAGACGTTGCTATTTGTAATGACCATGGTCACGTTATTATTGCTGATGGAGACGGTGGTTATTGGGGTAATAGTTCCTCTAAAAATAAGATAGTTCATTCAACTAGTATATCAAATGACTTTAATACTCCAGACGGATATATTTCAACAGGTTCTGGTCAATCTACCGTATCTGAAGGTAAAGCTAAACGAAGTGCTGCGGATATGATGGCTGATGGTGGTACTAGTAATGGTTGGGGAGGTAGTAAATGGGGAACTGGAGGAATTTTTGGTTTCCTATCTAATCTTACTGGAACTAACTTAGATAGTACTTGGGAGAATCTTAAGCATACTGGTGAAGAAATAGCTACATTGTGGAATCCTCATTTGAGGAAGAAGAGAGAAGAAACTAGAACAATGTTTGATGAAGATATTGATAGAATTAATTCATATAATGAAGCTATTCAATTTCTTAATCAAATCACTATTCCTATGGATAAAATACCTAAAGAATTTATGATTAAAGAATCTGATGGTATTGCTACTATAAGATATAAGCTTAGAAATATTGTAAGTAAAGTAGATCCAAATGTATTAAATGGTGATAATACATCTACTTATTCTGAATCTGGTGAAGAAAATACTGAAGGCTTAATTGATGGTAAGTATGAAAAGAACGATGTAGATTATCTGATGAATAATGGCTATACTAAAGAAGCTGCTATAGAATTACTTTCTAAGCATCCTAAATATGCTGGAAAGAAAGCTGGAAAAACTACTACAGCTAATAAAACTAAATCTACTACTCCTGCTGCTAAATCATTCTTAGATATAGTTAAAGATTCTTTTGGTAAGAGAGTAAAA